TTATTTCTCATTCTCATCCTGACCGTAATACAGTTTCCCAATCCGGATAAGCGGGCGGCCCTGAGACTTGCGGTGCAGGTTACTGTCCCTGAGCGAATACACGCACCCGCAATATTCCTGCTGGTAAAACTGTTCCCGCTTGCTTATCTCAATCATGCGCGAGGAACCGCCCTGTTTGCGCCAGTTGTAGTCCCAGTAGACCATCCCCGGATAGCGCGCTGCCGCACGCTGGCCGCAGTCATTTATCTGCTGCATATTCTTCCAGCGGGAGATCCCTAATGAACTACTGATGACGCGAAAACCATTTTCTGCAGCATACAACGCTGTGCGTTCGAAACGCATATCGAAGCACATGGTGCAGCGGATGCCGCGCTCGGGTTCCCATTCCATGCCCTTAGCGCGTTCAAACCAGTTATCGGTGTCGTAATCGGCATCGACAAACGGCACGCCGTGTTTTTCCGCAAAGCGAATATTCTCCTCCTTACGGATGAGGTATTCCTTTTGTGGATGAATATTGGGGTTATAGAAAAATATTGTGTAATCAATTCCCGAGGCCTGGATGGCCTCCATCACTTCTCCCGAGCAGGGGGCGCAGCAGGAGTGCAGCAGCAGTTTGTCGGCACCGTCTGGCAGGGTAAGTTGAGGGCGGATAAAGGGGGTTGTACTCATCGTATCAACTCTATGTGAATGAAATTTATTGAATTGTAGTCCCGTAACCGAAGAAAGTGAACGTTCAGGGCAAACCCCGGCGAACATAAACATCCACGTTTCTTTTCTATGGCTCCGATCACGTCACCTCGTATTCCCCTAATCCTGCGACAACTCGCAGCAATCATGCATTGACCGAAGGAATAAATTCGACATAATTTATTTCCGTGGTGAATCCTCTCTGACGAGAGGGCGTTCCAGACTACTGCTGTCCGCAGGTATGTACGCATCTTTGCTTACCAGGGGAGAGTCACTGGGATGCACCCGACACCACGATTCTTTCTTTAATTTTTTATCCCATTGGAAGGGTATAGAGTGCACAAGTTTAATTCCTCTCTTCTTGCGATTTTTTTGCTGACAGGTTGTAGTTCCGATCTGGTTCTCAGCCCACCTCAAAAACCTGAATACAAGGCTATGCCAGAGATAACCCAGTCTGTGACACCATCCCAACAGCGTGCGATCATGGCTGGTGAGAGGCCTGATTGGTCAGAAAGGACGCCAGTCGGCACCATGAAACGATATTGATAAATACCTAACGACCAGGGCTGCCATTCGGTGGCCTTTTTTATTGTGATGAATGAGCGGGATGTGATGGCCGCAGCCAAAACGCAGAAGGCATGGTGAAAACGACCCTGCGCCTGGCGTTGATAATCACCAGACGTGTGGAATGCAACTGAATCAAGTTAATGTTCTATATGCTTATTTTATCAATGCACCAATTACTGATAAGATTGTTCCTAATTTTTACTGATGGAATAGGGACATGAAAAAAATTGTTGGCGTGATATTACTTTCCTGCTTACTTGCCGGTTGCGATAAACCTAAAATTGACTCATCAACTGATGATGCAATGAAATCGTCTATAGCTAAAGTCAGAGAGTCACTTCCGGAGAATAAGCGGGAGGAGTTTGATAGCGCTCTGCAAGTTGTGGCATTCAGTAACATCAACATGGCTGATCTCATGCATGCTTCATCAGACAATGACAAAGAAGACCTCAGCAAAAAGATGCGCGAACCCCTGTCGGGAAAGACTGCTGAGGAAGTCATTTCTTATGCTCAGAAAGTAACAGCTGAGAGAGAGCTTAAGCAGAAAGAACAGGCAATTCAGGAAATTAAAACGCTAGAAAAGAAAAAAGCTGACTCAGATATGGCTAAAGAGGAGCTGAAGAAAATCCAGGTTTTATCAGCCAGATTTACCAGGGAGCCTGAGGCAGACGGTGAGCCACAACCCGTAATTAGACTGGTTGTAAAAAACAAGAGTGAAAACGTTATTTCCAGAGCCTACCTGCATGGAGTGATAGCAAGCAGCGGACACTCAGATCCCTGGTTGGAAAGTAAGTTCTTTTACGATATTCCTGACGGGCTTAAACCGAATGAAGAAGCTACATGGGCTCTGGCTCCGCCTAAAAATTCTGAATGGGGTCAACTTTATGCCCCAAGCGACGCTGTTTTCACTGTGACAGTCATGAGAGTAGACGGTACTGATAAGCGGGCGTTGTTTGATGCAACAATGTTTACAGAGGAAGACGGTAACAAGCTTGATGAATTGAAGAAAAAATACCCGTGATTTTTAGCTAAAAAAATGACCCGCTTAGGCGGGTTTTTTTACGTCCGGAGGAAACGTGGCGACAGATATATTAACCTGGTGAACCCAGATACGGGCAGAAAGGGAAGGGAAGTTTAGCCACACGATTCGTTCTGCATCCTTTGGTCATGGTTATGAGCAAATCGCAGGAGATGAATTAACCCTGAGCAGCAATTCTGGCGGATGAGCCTCTCAGCTAACTACACGATAACCATGTAAAAGCTAATGTTTACATAAAGCTGTTTTAAAATATACAATACCCCCCTATAGTAGTGTTACTTGCCTTTAAGGCACTGTATTTATTTGGTTAATTTCATAAGCTTTCTATCCGGGGGCGTATTGGGGGCAAAACCTAACCGCTCGTTCAACAGCTCTACCTGCTCACCATCGAACTCCTTGATCCAGGCCGAATACACCCGATACACCATTTCCGCGTCTTCGTGTCCGAGCTGGCTGGCGATGAAAGACGGGTTTGCACCTGCGGCCAGAGACCAGCATGCATAAGTATGTCGTGACTGATACGGTGCCCGGCGGCGAATTCCTGCTTTTTCTACGGAAACTTCCCATCGATCTGAAATTGACTGCGTGGAAAAAAATTTTCCCGGATTTTTTGTTTTCAGACCAGGCAGAAATACGAAGCGATGTTTCTGAATTTCAGTTTTCCCGAACTCTCTGAAATGATGAACGATCTCTGTTTCCGGCAAATGACCCGTCAGAGCATATTGCGCACGTAGCGCATCGAGCGCTGGTGCGAGCAGGGTGATCATGCGGTCACCGGCTTTCGTTTTTGGCGGAACAAAATCGCCCTGAGCGGTAAGGTTGCGCTGTATGTGGACCTTGCCTGTTTCAAGATTTACGTCATCCCATGCCAGTGCCGCAAGTTCTCCATGGCGTGGCCCGGCGTTAATTGCGAACTGCCATAAATTTCTGTCCTGGCCGCTGACGGCCAGCATCATCGATGCGTATTCATCACGTTGCAACGGATCCGGCTTTTTCCGGTCTTTGTGCAGTTTTGTAATGTGCTCAAATGGCTTATCAGTAATGAACCGACTTCGGTGAGCAAAGCGAAGCATCTGGCAGACCACCGATATATAGTCGTTAACCGTATTCACACTTCGGCCAGTTTTTTTCCGTTTGTTTCCCTCCGCGTAAAAACTATCTCCGCGTAATAACTCCTTCCTGTACTGCATCATGTCACTATGTGTGATATCCGCAATCAATGTATTTTCCCCGATTATTCGATTAATAGTTTTGAGTTGTGCAAGCAGGCGCGTCATCGTATTTCTGGAAACGTCTTCCTCTTTCGCTGCCAGCCATAGTTCATTCAGATCCGCCCAGGTATAAGCTACGCGGGTAGACGAAAAATTCTGGGCTGCTTTCGACTCCGGGAACCGCCGGGAATAGTCAAACTCTCCAATCTGGATTTCGCTGACAATCAGCGATCGCAGGCATCCAGCCTTTTTAATGTTTGCAGGGGTGTTCATCCATCCTTTCAGCACCTCGCGGCAACGCTTGCCGCGATATGTGAAAGTGATACGGATTTTGCCGTTATGGATTTCAACGCCGGTAGGAAATGACATTACAGCTCCTGCACTAACTGATTTATGCGCGGGTAGTTGTACCAGAGCAAGCCTCGTCTGGTCTCTCCACCGTTCATGGCCTGTCGCTTGAAGTGAACACCTTCAAGCCAGGGGCCATTGCGAAGTGCTTTGATTTGACGTTCACTCAATCCGGTAAGCGATGTGAGCTCGGCTTCAACAACCCATTCTTTGTTAAAAACAATCTGCGGCATGAGCAACCCCATACCCGGTCAGCAATATTAACCTGACCGGGGAACAAATTTTGATTATCAAAAATCAGTCGTCGATTAGGACGCCCAGCCAGAGAGCAAAAACGATCAGCACCACCACAACTACAAAGGCGAGAGCACAGAGAATTTTCAAGAGGGTCATCAATCAATTATCTCCTTAGCCTTGCGGCGTTTCTTCCGGCGCTTTTGTTTGGGGTTGATGCTCGGTTTGACTATCTGCGGCCGGGCAGGTGGTAACTCAAAGCGTTTATCACTAATTCGGCGACGGCTGTTCATTGACCAGACTATCCAGCCCGACCAGTCGCGACCGTCATCTACTCTGTGGAGTATCCTTACGAGCTCCTCATCTGCGCTTACTTCGATTTCTTCATACATTCTGGCTCTCCTGCAGACGAACCACCCCGGCTGCCAGTTGCACCGCCATGTCCGCAATATCATCAAAGGATGTGCCATGAGCTGGATTGGCACACAGGCCCTGCAGAGCTGCGATCGTTAAGTGCTGGCTGTATGTGAGAACATTTGTCTGTAATTTTGTAGTGTCTGCAGCGTGATGCTCTGCCACTTTCTCTGGCTCTTCTGGTAACGGCAGTTGCACAGCCTCTGATTTATCATCCAGTTGCTGATGTGTTTCATGCGCCATTGTGTCCGCAAACGCTTCATTGAGTTCTTTGTCGAGCTGGGCAGAGCGCCCGGGACAGACTGCCGGCAACACTTCTTCGTCCTGTACTGGCGTCAGGCTCACCTTACTTTCACGTTTTTCTGTTGCCTCGCGCGGTCTTGGGTTGTTGGCGAGTTCAATCGTTTTCTGGTCCGGGTTTGCGTGGTCAGATTCAACCAGCTCGCGACTGATGTACGCACGAAGAGCAACAGGATCGGTCCAGAGGTCTTCCGGCGCGGACTTAATCAGGGCGATGATGGCCGCGCGGGAATAGTCCAGAATGCCCGGAGTACCGCGCAGTTTTTTCCACCATGCAGTAAAGCGTGGATCCTGTTCTGCCTCGGCCATCGATTTTGCCGGGCTCAGGAATTTGTTGGGGATTGAGTAGATGTCGATCTCGTCGAACATGCTCAGAATGGCAATAGCCACTTCAATCCGCAGGGTGGAGAGGTTATGCACCAAATCCGGGCTGCGATCGGTCTGGTTGCCGCCGCCCAGGGTTACACCTGAATCAGTGTAATTATCCTTCCTGCTGCTGGCCTGAGGGCGTTTATCAACCGGTGCATCAATCCATCTTGCTATCAGTTTTTTGATTTCCGGCCACTGGGCCGACTCTTTGGCATTTTCCCGTACCCACGCGAGCATTTGCTCCTGTCGTTCTGGCGCGAGGGCAAGTGAGCGGGATTCTTTCGCAAGTGCTTCCGCCAGTTCACGGGTAAAACAGCCGGCGTCGTCGTTAATGAGATCGATAACCTGGCCGTACTGTGGTGCTGTGATTTCCGTTACTGGCCCAAATAATGCCAGGCATGCAGCCCGTGACGACTGATCAAGGCGAGCTACCGCTTTCAGCTTCTCCTGAGTATTCTCGTTTTCCTGTTGCCTGCTCCCGTCTTCTTCTGGCTTAATTGCAGGTTCGCCAGCATTCACATTCCATACAGCGATCGTGTCAAAAAAATCAGGTGTAAAAACATCAAATTCAGGGCAGGGCAATTCCTCACGGTGCTCCCAGATTTTAACCTTGAAATAGTCGTCAATATGCTCTGGTTTCTCACTCGCCAGCTTACCGAACATAACCGCTTCCGCAATCCCCTTAGTGGTGGATTTAATGGCGATTACAAGCGGCTTCAAATCTGGCGCTTTTTTAAGTGCTTTGTCTTTTGGGAAATAGGCACCGCCAAACACTTTCAGTTCAACAGACATAATGGCCTCTTAATATTTAAATGAATAACTGGCGCGTGATGGCTTTTTGGCTCTTACTTTTGCGATTTTTAATGCGTCACGTTTTTCTTTTTGCAGGTTGCATGCGTTGCAATAATATTTACAGCGATAGGGGTATATCTCTGAACTCCGGTATGTGAGTTCGGATTTAGGATGCTGTTTACCGCATCCGCCACAATTGCAGATTGTATCTTCCATTACATTTGCTCCTGATTGACCGCCTCATTCAAGGCGGTTTTTATGTCGTATAATGAGAGTCAATTAATGGCGGAGAATAGATTTCACGCCTTCATGAAAGACTTTTCTGTAAGTTGCATAATTCAGACCAGCGGTTTCTTCTGCCTGCTCTACGAGGAAATAAAGCTCAGAAATGGATATCATTGCACATGCAGGGCAATGATTTTCAGGGAGGTTATAGCCACCCAGCAGCTCAATCTGGCAGGTATCTGAAGGGGTGATGTGCAATGTGCCTTCAATCGTACCAGCGCAGTTGAAGCGAAAGGTGTCAGGTCTGATTTGTTCAAGCGCAACATGAAGTTTTTTGATTTTAATTGATTTAATCATTTTGTTGTTTCCTGATTTTAAGGTAAGTGAATCCCTGCCGGTTAAGGCATTAATTAAGTGATGTTAAAGATTAAGTGGATTTTTTGTTGATAATGGAAGTTATTTCATAACATTCCCCGGTTATACGTTGCTCCTCTTTTATATGTATGCATTCTTTTCTTGAATCATATACATCAAGTACGGCGTCATGATAATCACCGTTCACAAGGGCGTGTACAACGAGCGCCCAGAGTAAAGGACCTGTCGCTATATTCTGCATTTGGTGAAAGCCTCTTCAGGCAAGTCAAGATTTATGGCGTGCCGGACTTTGCATAAATCAGCATCGCAAATTGCACAGTCACCATACGTTTCATAATTTAATAAAACATCATCAATATTAACTTTACGGTATGGATGACGCAGACCAAAAAGGGTAAAAGGGTCATTATCATGCAGTCCAGCTTTAAATAAATCCTTTGCGCCGTTCCATAAAAAGACATTTGAAGACTGTACTGCCGATGCAGCGCGAGCCTGAGCCGCAATTATCATTGATCTATTCATAACATTCTCCATTTAACTAACTTTGCTGTGTGGTGCCGGGTGCCTCCCGGTGACGCTAACGAACTGAGAATTAACGCCGACTACAATTCACCCAACTACTGATAAGGACTGATTGTTCAGCTCTGCCGCGTGCGCTTAGCCGCATTCACCACACAGAAAAATCAATTTTAAAAAAGGGCGGTATCAGCCAAAGGAATAAACACTGATACCGCCAAACCGCCCATGGATAATTGTTGTGGCGGGGTTACCACTCAGGCGTATGGTCAACCTGGTAACCCGGTGTCTTCATCACAGGTGAAGGAAGGGCACCTGGCCATACTTACCGCCGCACCATTTTGCGGATTACCACAACCGGAAGCGCATTCCACCATCTGGTTTAACGACAAAGCTCAAATGAGAAGAGCCGGAATGCGCTTTCGTGTTGTGTGCCGGTCTCTCCCGGCTTGTCACGGCATATGCCTTCCGTCCTCGGCACACATTGCCGGTTCAGGTGCTTTGACGTTTCGCCATTCAGGTTACTTTGTCGTCTCCGTCTCCGGGCGTAGTGTCAGGTTGTCGTGGCCGGTGCTAACGTCTTCCGGCTTTCGGTCTGGTTTTGCCAGTTCTCCGCACGGATTAAAAGTCCGCTGCACATCAGCCTGTGCACTCACCACAACGGAGTGAACCATTCCCCCAGGGCTTCACTTCCCCGATAAGGTTCTCCTCGCTTAACTCCACTCGGGCCGCTTCGCGTTGCGGCTTGTGTGGCTACCCGTCCCCACCAGTCGCGGTACCGGACCAGAGACAGGAATGATTCACTCCGTTGTAGGCCTGTTTATTTATCCACCTCAGGCGGCGGTGATATCCTTGCGGTAAGTTCAAACCTGCAAGGAAATAAGATGTCTAGATTTACTGTCCGTGTTCAGTTACGCGATTCAGCGGATGCCGATTACGACGAGCTTCATGAAAAAATGGAATCCAATGGTTTTTCTCGTACCCTGCCAATTGAGCTTGGCCCGGTCTTTTTGTTACCTGATGCCGAATACAATTATGTGAGTGATTCGATTAACAGAGAAGGTGTGGCAAGACTTGCCTTTTCTGTAGCTGAATCCGTAAAAATAAAACCTAAAATTTTAGTTACTCAGTCAAAGGGGCGATTTGTCCTCGGCCTTGACGAGGTTTAACCTGTCTTATCGCCTGATTCCAGGGCATCTTTCCTAAGCCAAATGCGGGCCTCTGTGCCTACATTTGGTTCAAGATGCAGGAGGCGCTTTACATCTTCCAGCAGTAGCGCGATTACATGTCTGAGTTCTTGCTCGCTCATTTCGTTTTTCCTTCGGTTATTTTTAGGCGTAACTTTAGTTAATGATCAGAGCCTCTTCGTGAGCAGCAGCCAGCATGTCACGGCGAATCTGAGCAGTCGGGGCTGTATTCCACTTGTGGTACATGTCCATCGTTTTGTTGTCGTCAAATTCGTCATTGAGCTCCAGAGCTTCAGCGTGGATCGCTTCCATATCAACAGTTGAACAATCGCTGTGAACAACTACTTCCATCATTGGCTCGCCATCGGCATCGACGATTTGTTTGATTGCGAGTGTCATCCTGGCTTCTCCTGTTTTTCCCCTTAACGCCGGGGAGGCGGAACGTTTTACCTACAGCGTCGTGTTGCTGATGGATGTAATATTATCCATATGAATATTTATGATCAATATGCATATTGATAATTTTTTGCGAGTTTACTTCATCACATTGAATGTAGAGAGAAAAAATCTTTATCTGAGGTATGCGAAAAAAAATCCTGCCAAAGTGGCAGGATTATTTAAGAGGGTAGGGATTATTTGGGGCGCTTTTGGGCTGCAAGCATGTTTTGAAAGGCTTCCTTGTAGAGTTCGTTCTGCCCTTTAAGGTTTTGAATTATTTTGTTTTTTTCTGCCTCTGGAAGTATTTCGAAAAGATTCAAAAGATCGGACTGTTGTTTGTCTACCAATCGCCAGCCGGGGCCATCGAAGTTTTCGTCATAAGACCCTGAAGATCTCACGTAATTCATTAGGTCCGTTAAGTCGGGACGTAAATCTTCAGGTTTAATTTTTAACAGCACTGCAAATTTAAGCGCTGCATCTGTGTTTAGTGGTGCCTTTCCATTCAGGTAGTGACTTACGGTTGATTGAGTTTCAAACCCCATAAGCTCGGCAGCAATCTCTTGCGTCAGCTTCAGATCTTTTTTCTTTGAGTCCCACGCAGCTCTTAAACGCTGGGTTGCTTCTGGCGGGGCTATGTCTTCACGTTTTCTTCTCATCTTTCCATTTTATGAGTTCAGGTAATACTTTGAAACTGATTTGGGTATTGATCATTTATATGAATATGGATAATATTTTTTCGTAAATATGAAATTGGTGAATTTATGACACTCGCAGATTTTTTAAAGACAAGTCGCATGCGGCAACAAGATTTGGCGGCTGCTGCAGGCTGCTCGCAATCGATGATTAGTCGTGTGCTAACAGGCAAAAGCAAGTTTGGCAGCTTGGCTGCTTTAGCCATAGCTAAAGCTACCTCGTATCAGGTCACTCCGCACGAGCTACGCCCTGACATCCATCCCACGCCTAACAGTGGTCTGCCTGCAAAGGATAGCCCGGCCTCTGAAGAGGAGTCTGATTAATGCAAATCAAACAAGAACTCGTACGGCAGGTCCTGCTTTCCTGGGCTGCTGACAAGGGGCAGGCTTATGTCGCGAACATCATCGCTGAAAAGTATCTCGATCTCGGTGGTGATTCTTTACCACTGGTGAAGGGAAATACCTGGAACAACCAGCAGTACATCTTCCATCGCTGGATTTACTGCGACACACCGCTGAAGCGTCAGAAGATGCGCCAGCTGCTTCCCGCCATTTTGCTTGTGTTGCCGCGAAAGCTGAATGCTCAGCTGCTCCTGGCGAACTCCATGCAGTACCGGGCGCTGGAGATGGCCGTGGAAGGGGTTACCGAGGCCGCTGATGCCTTCGTCTCGGCGACGGTTGTGGATGTGGTGAGCAAGCTTAACAGCGCGCCGGATTCGCTGGCGCTGGTTCTGCACTGATAGCCGGGAGCCCACGATGTGTACTGACCAGGAATTACTGAAGCGCTGGCAAAGCGTGCTGCAGAGAAACAAGCCAGCCACCGGCTGCAGCGCTGAAATCCTTCCGGGAAAGAAATATCGCGACGGGCGTGGACGCCTGGTAACAGTGCTGAATGTCAGTCCGCACAAAATCACTTTCAAGCGTGACGGGTGTGATGAAAAGTGCGAGCTGAGCAGGAAAAAGTTTAACGAGTTTATCGAGGTGCGGCTATGAATCAAAAGCCCTCAGAAATAGTTACCGAGGTTAGCGTGAGCAAGATATTTGAGGTCATGCAGGCCATGTCGGGGCAGGGGAACTGCATCACGATCCCAGTTCCATATATCGATTTTTTTGCTGGAGACCGTCAGGCGCATTTGCTGGCAGCCATTCTGAATCAACTGGTGTTCTGGTCATCCGGTAAATCGCATCTGCAGGATGGCTGGTTCTATAAGGCACATGAGGAGCTGGCTGTCGAAGTTCGTGCCGTCAGCGAAGACTCTATTCGCCGTGCTATGGACCGGATCGTCAAGGAGTATTTGACTGACGCAATTGAAGAAGATTTGCGCAAAGTTGGCGGAACGCCGAAGAAGCATTATCGCATCAACGAAGAAAAACTGATCGCCAAAGTTTTTCCACATCTTTCCGATTCGGCGCAAGCGCCGAATGGAAACGGCGTAAACGCCGAATCGGCGGATTTACTGGATTCGGCGCAAACGCCGAATGGGAACGGCGTAAACGCCGAATCGCCAGAAGTCCCGGATTCAGTGGATGCGGCGCAAACGCCGAATGGAAACGGCGTAAGCGCCGAATGCATTCCGCGCAAACACCGAATGGAAACGGCGCAAGCGCCGAATCCTGGAAACGGCGTAAACGCCGAATCTATTCTCTATACAGATCTTAAAAACAGATCACTACATACAGATCATAAAAACCGTGATGGAGAAATTTCTCCTGTGGATAACTTTTTGTCCCGCCATCCCGATGCAGTGATTTACGACGCTGAAAAAAGCCTCTGGGGTAACGCTGACGACATGGCGTTTGCTGAGTGGTTTTTTGCCCGCGTTGTGGAGTTACACGAACTCGCCGCTGAATTCGACGGAATGATTTCAAGACCAACTGAACCCAACTGGACAGTCTGGGTGAACGAAATCCGCCTGCTGCGCGAGGGGCAGGGCTGCGACCATGAGCAGATGCGCAGGATGGTTGAGCGAATTCATGGCAACCAGTTCTGGTGCGAGAAGGTTAAAACTGCGATGGCCCTTCGTGAGAAATGGTCAGATCTCGTACTGAAACTATGCCCGATAAATCTGGCTAACGGTGGTGGTGCGTTTGCCACGAGTTTCAAATGCGATGACTCAATCCCCAGGGGTTTTGTCGGTAACAAGAATTAACGGGAGAAATTTTATGGTTAAGAAAAACACAGCAAACACGGGCCCGACGGTATTTGAGTTTCTAGCTGAAAATCCTGATTTGACCACTGGCGAAATCGCCAGAGCACAGGGAAAGAGTATGGCATCCGTTGCCGGCATTCTGGCTCAGTTAGGCAATACCGGGCGGATTATCAGGACCGGGGTTCGTGATGGTAGTCCGACCTGGCGAGTCAATGACATGCCACATGATTGCAGTAACCCCGTCCGACGGATGTTTGAGCAGCTTCTGAAGGAGTGCCGCCATGCGTCGTGTTGAAAACCCTGTTTGCCCGACCTGCGGAAACACCGTTGAGATGTTTTTCAAAGAGACCTACTGGGCGGGCTCAGCGCAGATACGCTGCGTTGGCCATCACCATATCGGCATGGGTTATTCACTGGGTGGTAAGCAGGGGGCGCGTGAAGAGCTGCTGCGTCGCTGGCAGGAGCTGACAGACCAGGTAAAACAGGAGCAAAACTATGGCTAAAAATTCTATCGACGCTTATGGCGCGTGCGGGAAGAGCAACGTTCTCTCTTTCGAACCGGAAAAACTGCACCTGGTGACAGACAAGTCACACCCGCTTTACGACGAGCGTATTCACCTGCCGATTAGCGAAGCGATGGTACTGAACATCATGGACCAGGGTGTCCTTGAGCCGATTATCGTCTGGAAAGACCCGGAAACAGGGCTGTCCTGCGTGGTCGATGGTCGTCAGCGTGTCCGGCATACACTTGAAGCAAATATCCGTCTGCAGGCTGCGGGCAGGGAAACGCTGAAAGTACCAGCTGTGACGAAGCGAGGCTCTGCAGTTCGCATGGCACAGGCGATGATTAGCGCTAACGAAATTCGCCAGGCAGACACCCCTGTGGGGCGCGCGAAGAAGATGGCTGATGCAATGGAGCGCGGGCACGACGAAGACGACCTCGCCCTGATGTTCGGCGTCAGCATCCAGACCATCCGGGCCACACTGGCCCTGCTGGACACCACGCAGGCGGTACGTGACGCCGTGGAATCCGGCACGGTGACCGTCACCCAGGCCCGTCAGCTGGCATCACTTACACCGGACGAGCAGCGGGAGAAGGTCAGAGAGCTGGAAGTTGCAACCGCCGGTACCAGAGGCCATGAAAAATCACGCCGTCAGCGGCAGGTTCTGGGGGAAGCAAAACCACGGATGAAATCCCGTAAAGACATTACCAGCGCCCTCGAGACTGCCAGTGGCGAATATGCTGCTGCATTGCGCTGGGTATTGGGTGAGGAGGAGTCAGTATGACTAAATCAGCCAAAGAGTTATATGCCGTTCCGGACTGGATGCGGCCGTACCTGCCCTTATTCCAGAATACGGGAGGTAACGACGTCGAGGAGCTGCTGCACGACGACAATACATCGATGTTCGCTAACAGCATCCGCTATATGTTGATTGTCTCAGCGCGAAGCCAGTTCACGCTGCCGATGAATTTACACCAGCGGGGATTCCTTTCAACGGTCTCTGATGCTTTCCTGGCTGAAGTGCGGGCACGCGGTGTGGATATGTTCTCAGAAAAATTCGGTGGCGGAACTCTACTTTCCAACATGGTTAAAGAGACCGCAAAGGACTTCGCCGCCCAGCTTCGCAAAGGAGTGCAGTCATGAAAAATCTGTTATTTCTCAAATGCACCAAAGACACCGAAGGTCGGTGGACCGAGGGAGAAATGTATCCAGCCCGTGTCGTTGCTGGTGGTTTCGTTCTTGTTGGTGACGATGAAGAACTGGACGGAGAGGAATGGAGCGCTGCGCCAATGGAATACCGTGAAGATGGTTCAGTGCTTTATAAGGTCGGCGGCGTTGATGGTGAAGTTTTGTTTGAGGAGGCTGCCAATGACACACAGCACGGTTAAGCCAGAGGGACCATTTATCCTCATGACTTTCGAAGGCGACGACATTCTTTTCGATGACCGCGGCATTGTCATGATGAACGGTAAGCCAAAACAGATAAACGTGGCTCGCCTTTATTTTGAGTGTGACCTGGGTGAGCGCAAGGTTAAATACTGGACACTAAATATCGATGAGGCGAAGAAGTTCAACACGCTTGATGAGGCGACAATTCAGCTATGCAAGCTGAAAAATCCACATTTAATAAAGGTTCGGAAGTTGTCAGAAGGAGCCGCTCAATGAGCAGCATCGACAAACGCAAATTATTAGGTGTGCCGAATAGAGAAAAACGCTAAGGCCCGGTTTCGCTCTGCGAGAACGGCAATTCTCTTTGCAGAGAACGACCTCAAAAACACGGAGCAGGGGGTAAAACAATAAAACGCAAACACGCCATTTGTTATCAACAAATCTCAGGTTTGTCATTATGCGAATAATTACCCGGAAGAAACCTGCCTTTATTGAACTGTACCAGACTGGTGTTATTACGCGTGTAGCTGCAGTCAAAACAGATGAAGGTGGCTGGCGTCTGTTCGGTATATGGCGGGATAAAGATATCGCTGTATTTGTTGAGGCTGCGCGGGGCGGTATTCGTGAATGGTCAGGACTGGATTACCTGGCGGGATTTGTAGCCAGTTGTGGTATCAGTCTGTGGGAGGTTCACAATAAGACGGAACGGAAGAGCCCGGCGTAATATTGCTTTGAAAAGTTGAGGAAATGAAAGAAAATGCTGGTGGGTGCTTGAGGCTGTTTGCCTTGAGCATATTGTGAAAGGCAGATAGAAGAAAGCCCCGGAAACATTCAACGCCCTGCAAGGCGTTTAACATTTACCGAGGCCACATCTTATGTTCAACGCATTTAGATTAGCCTCTTACCGACCTTCGGGTCAAGGAGTAGAAGGCTATGAAGCCACAAATACTGGCGCTTATGGCGCTAATCGTTATCGGCATTACGCTTCTGGGCGTAATGCTGCTTAACAACAAAAATCTCTGTGATGTTAGCTTCCGAAGTGGCGGAACGGAGACTGTGGCTCACATGGCTTACGAAACCAGGTAAGAGTCCCGGCGGGGAGTGATCCCCGCCACTCTTTATGTTGTCTGGTATCCTCAACGCACCCACACTCAATACCCAGACCTTGTCGAAGAGATGCATATGAAAGAGCAAAAGCCAACTAAACCGCAGTACGATACCATGAAGGCTTTCACTGCCATGGGTGTCGCGGTCGATGTGCTGATGAAAGCCGCTTTCTATGCTTTTGAACACGCAGTGGTTGCAGGCAAGGAACAGCAAGGCAAACCGCGACGCCGAAAGGCAGTATAATCGAATTTGAGAAACCCGCTTCGGCGGTTTTTTCTTGCGTTGAGACCGTGCTTTTCATACTAATTAGCGTGTTTGCTGGAGATGATGATTATCAGCGCAGAACGGCCTGTAACTCATCATGCTTGGTTTATTCAGTACACTTACACGCATTTCCCAAACCCGCCTTTGAGCGGGTTTTTCTTGTTGTTTACGTATGAAACTTATCAATCCTGACAATCAATGAAATAGCATATATTTCAACAATAAATACAAATAAATCCCTTCTGTAACTTTTTCTGATTGTTTGTCATTCAAAACCCCAAAAAAATTGTAATGGTCAGAAACTGATCCTCAAAACAGATCGATATGGTAAGGATTGATCTACGTAGCCTATTAGACTTGTTGTTAAATTTCGGTTAAATCACTGTTGTGCACAAACATTGCCATCGATGGAAAGGGCCTCGAGAGGGGAAGAATAAATCTAATGGATATTGATTATGAAATTGGAAGAACTGATTGCAATGTTCCCACAGGACGGCAAGGTATTGCTTCGCATTTGCGGAGGAAAAATCATGTTTTATGCTATCGTTCCAGAAGATCACGTGACCTTGTCTCTGGATGCATTTATTGAATATGCAGAAAGGGCGGGGTGGGAAATAAAAAGAAAGTGAGCTATAGTGGTTTCGTTATCCTGAACAGATAACAGCCTGCAGCGTCATTACAGAGATACTGTGATGACAACATTATACATAGCATACTTTTTACACCGTACCATCAGGCACGGTGTCTCCGTTTGTCTTTCGCACCCAGGTGGTGCGGCATGAGCAAATCAAAAACCAAAGCCGAAAAACTTCATCTGGAGCGCGTCGCATCTCTGGGCTGCATTGTCTGTAAAAACCTCGGTTACGAGGACACTCCTGCAGAAATTCACCACTGCAGCAAAGGCACCGGTTTATCAGTCCGCGCTGACAACTTCCACGTTATTCCGCTTTGCCCTTTTCATCACCGAGATGGCGGGCACGGTAAAGCCGTGCATGCTGGCCGTCAGACATGGGAAAACAATTTCGGTAACGAAAGCGAGCTGCTGGTGCAGGTCATGTACGAGTTGGAGGGAAAAAAGTATGCGTGATACGTATGAAGTATTGGATCGTTGGGGTGCATGGGCAGCAGAAGACAACAGTGGAGTAGACTGGCAGCAGATTGCAGCAGGATTTAAGGGATTACTGCCACATGGAAAGAGGTCTCGTCTGAAGTGTAATGATGACGATGGTATATTGATTGATAGTTGTGTGGCACGTCTTCGGAAATATAAGCCTGAAGAATATGAGTTGATCATTGCTCACTTTGTAATTGGTGTTTCACTTAGGTCAATCGCGAAGAGAAGGAAATGTTCAGACGGAACTATTAGGAAAGAAATGCAAACGGCTATAGGTTTCATTGAGGGTGTTATGAGCATCATTCATTAAAAAAACGTTTATAACCTATTATTGTGATGCCGACTATTGTCGGTATCCAACATAAAATATAAAAAGATATTAAAATTCTTAGAGAAAATGTCTCATTTTTTTTCAATTCACTGATTGCTTTAGATATGTCACTTTGAAGATCAGTTGGATATTTTTTTAATTTTAATGTGAATGGTGAAAAAACCATGTCTTTGGCGTGCGTTATTCTTCCCAATTGTTTTTGTTGGCTGGATATTATCAGATTGACAATTATTGAGGTGAAAACAACTCCTGCCATAATAACACTTTGTTCAATCAAATCATCAAGCTTCCATATTCCTAGTGCAGCAAGTAATGATAAAGGAATAGCAAGTATTTTTGTTGTCAATTCGCTTATCGTTTTAGATGTTTTCTCTGCAAACTCTAACTCGGCTGCGGCAACATCTTTTCTCGCTTTGTGGAAATTAAATCCACTAAGATACACGGAAAGGTTATTGTCATACGCTAATCTAAAATCAGTCCAATGTTCGATTAGCTGTTGGAAGTTGTAATTGTTTTCACCAACGTATTCGACTAATGTATTACGAAAAATACCTCTCTTCTCAACATGATGATTCACATCATTAACTGCATTATCTTCCATTAATTGCTCAACAACATTGCTGTCAACGTCATTATAGCTCAGCATTTCAGATGTTATTGTTGGCTGGAGTACTGCTGATTTAGAACGGCCTTCTGCTCCCATAATAAAAACTAAGCGTGGTTCACCATCGGTCGCTTTTTTATCATGATAATGCGCAAGCTTTGAAATGGAATTAATTAATTTGCAAAGGTTTTCTAGTTTTTTAATAAGAAGTGGAGGTGATTCATCTATAGAGTGATAGTCTAAATCTAAAATATAAAAATCAGTTGGGAATTCCCCATTACGTATGGATAAGAAAGTTATCAAATCGTTAATGGAATTATGAAAGCGATGAACGCTATCTCGAGGTAATTTTAAACTTAACTCAACGTTTTTCCATTCAGAAGGAAGGGTAAAGCCTTGCATAGGATGGTTGTCAACGTTGCATTCATCTTCAATCAAATAATTGGAAACTTGAGGGAGTGTTAGAAAGTCTTTAATCAATAATTCATTATTAAAAGTAAAAGGTATTTGCAAGGATAAATAAACACCGGAGACAGCTGGTTTTCCAGCTGCCCGGTATAATTCAACGAGAGTTCTTAATGGCGTCTTATTCATTATCCTTTTCATTTAGTTGGCCTTTTTCTTTTAATGCCCGCTCTATGTTTTTTATTGCATCATCAGGTAGCTTGGTAAATGTCAAGCTGTTGTTTTCAGCATTATAGCAGATGTCAGCATCGCCTGTCGTGCCAAGAAGTGCTTTCTCAAAATTAAAGCTAAAGCCTTCACCTTTATATTTTACATTTAAAATTTGATTAAGCCCAGCACGGCTAACATTAAATTCTGCAGGTATGCGAACCTCTTCACTGTTCAGATGATTAATCAATTCATTAGAAAGTGTTTCCCTTATTTTGTCATCTAAGTATGTCATGTGCTTGTACGCCATGATGGTAATGTCTGATAACTTTGCGGGGGTGTTATTTTGAGACTGATGCTCAAGGTAATTAATTATATCATTCTTAAAAGCGCGCGAGTGAGGCTTCAGTTCGTTGTGTTTTGAAAAAAACCTCATGACCTCAGTTGGTAGTGATTTAGTTGCATTATTGGATGTGATTCCTTTATCACAGCCTAAAGCTAGAATAAAATATCCAGAAGCAGTCTGTTGAGCAGTAGTGCTAATGAAGCTAAGATAGCTGAGATCCTGTTTATCTATGCTGGATGAATTTTGATATTTAAGAAATTTATCGAAGTTAATTCGAGCTGCTTGGTTGATTTTAGTTAAATCTAATTGTTCGAGAAGTTCAGGTTCAAGCTTTGCACTCAAACGAATCCCCTCTTTCTGCTTGATCATAGTAACCAGGAAAAAACTGATGCCATCTCTTTCATAATCAGCAAATACAATGACACCACCTGATGACCATAACTGTTTTTCAGCCTCACCAGCAAGTTTTTCCATTATCTCAACAGTTAAATCTATGAAGTCTTGAGCTGAGTGTTTTGCGATAGAGGTGTAGTTTTCAATGGCATCAGGTACCGGTCCTCGCTCAGTTAACTCCTCTTTAAAAACACCATAATAAGCAGAATTACCTTTCTTACCATAAAGGTCATTAATTTCATTAACCAGTTTTAAAACTATGATACTGGATGAATCAAGTGTGGAATTTCTAAATTTTATTTTGTTTTTCGGATCTATAGGTTTTTTAGCTTCTTTTAGAAGTTCATGCACGATGACATGTTTTAATGTGATTTCCGTCACGTTCGTAATCCTCGCTCACTTATTGTTAATTCATCTTACAAAAGAGCTCACGCGTACGCAAAAAGTATTTTAATCTGATAAGGGTGGTCACTTAGAGACACAGCTTAATCATCGAATCTTTGCTTTGAACGTGAGGCGTATCGTTATAGTGTTATAAATTAATGCATGTGGTAACTAATTGTTAGTAAGGGGTTGCCATGCTTATTTCCCGTTTCCACTATCCCTCCCGCGCCGACTTAGCTCAGCAGGTAGAGCAACTGACTTGTAATCAGTAGGTCACCAGTTCGATTCCGGTAGTCGGCATTAAAATACACCAACAGGAAAGCACACTGGCAATGGTAGCTTCGGATTCAATGATGGCACTCTGGCGGGTGTTCGGTCAGTGTGCTTCCCTGTTGTGATGAATCCCCCTATGCGGCGGGGCGTAAACAGCAAGAGCACGGCCTGTTATTACAGCTAAGCACATCAATAAAGCGCGGACCGGGTGGCTGACCCAAGGTTCACCTGGAGGCACCAGGCATCACAACAACTTACAGCTGGGTGGGAAATGAAGATTTTGAATAGCAGTTCATTCAACAAGAAAACGCACTGCAGGGATGAATCCCAGGCGTTGGGCACGATGGGACAGTGCGTTTCCTTGTTGTGATGAATCCCCCTGTGCGGCGGGGCATAATCAGCAAAGTAGACCTGTGGTCGTGGGTAGTCGATACAGATGCGGGTCATGGCTGCTGACCAAAGACCCACCTGGAGGCACCAGGCATCACAACAACTTTTAGGCCCTTTAGCTCAGTGGTAAGAGCGTGTGACTCATAATCGCCAGGTCGCTGGTTCAAATCCAGCAGGGGCCACCAAAGCGCTGTTAGCTCAGATGGATAGAGTATTGCTTTCCGAAGGCAGTGGTCACTGGTTCGACTCCAGTACAGCGCACCAGGCAAGTGTAGAGCTGAATAGGTCTACCGACACGATAGTCCTTGACGAGATGGACTCTAAATAAGCCAGCGTTGACGGCGGGGAAAGAGACCCGCACTTTGCGGTCATCATATAATGGCTATTATCTCAGCCTTCCAAGCTGATGATGCGGGTTCGATTCCCGCTGACCGCTCCATACAAAGCCTTCCGGTCTGCGAAGATGGGTAAACCCGGAGTGACCGGAGGGCTAACAGTAAAGCACACTGGACAGGAGACTCTCAGAATTCCAGTGCAGGCGGTGTTAAGTCAGTGTGCTTTACTGTTGCGGTGAATCCCACTATGCGTAGGGGCATAAACAGAGAAATACGTTCCAGGAATGGTTGATATGCAAGCCACGGTAGCTGACCAAAGGCTTATGGAGAGGCACTCCACACCGTAACAATTCATAGCAGGCCCACGTTAACCCGTGGGCTTTCTTGTATCTGGAGATGCCATGATTCAGTTCGAAGCCCCTGAAAAACGCCTTCTAAGGTTTTTCCGTGAACATGTTGGCCAATACACCATCGACGATGACGGCATGGTCGCTACTGACTTTAATCACCCAGAGGTTCGCCGCAGGATGATTGAGCAGGGGGAGGCTATCGCAAAAATCACGGTGGATCAGATTTCAGGCGCTGGTGACTAGTAACACTGGCGACAATTTCAAACGCAAAGCGGCGTCAATTATGGCCCCGTCGAAACGGGGCCATTGGTTTATTTAATGCGCGTGTCCACAAATCCACCTTTTATGATTTTCTCACTTAAATAACCCCCCTTGGTTGATGCCCCCATCAATCCAACATAAAGCGCATACGGAACCCCCTGATATTGGTAAACCCAGCCACTATTAAACTCGACCTCAAGAACCATTGACGATACGTCATACCCAACAGAACGGAGATTTGAAGATGAAACAGGAATGCGATGCATTTAAAAACATCCTTTTTAGTGAAATGAGCAAAGAAGAAATCTATGCACTTTTCGACAGATATAAATTTAAAGACCAGCACGGTCACGACCTGTTGAATTGCTTCGAATTTACTCAGCTCGTGGATCACGTGATTGCCTCTCGTGAATGCCCAACAAAGAGCAATGTCACGTTGGCAACGGAAGACACTGAAATTCTTGACTCTTAATGTGATCCATTTGCTCACATTGAGCTGCGCACCCGCGCGGCTTTTTTATTTCTGGTAAGGACCCCATGAAGAAAAAACTACTGCTCACCGGACTGCTGGTGGGCGCAGCTCTGTTGGCGGCCTGTTCTGCCGTCTCGTTCACCCGCGCTACGGGTAATAGTGGCCAAAGCCTCACCAACGCAGAGGTTCAGCCAGACAACACTGTTGTGCTGACCTATCCGAACGGCTCGGCCTGCATCGATACAAACCCCGGCGAAAGCCAGACCTGTAAAGGAAAGTGATATGCGAACGCTGACGTTATACCTGGCGTTGTCGTGTTTGCTTACCGGCTGCGTCTCACAGCGTTACGTCGGCGTGCAGATCACTTCAACCGAACCGATGAGTTTTACCCGCGTACTGGTGAACGGTAACGCAGTGGTGGTGTGTAAAGTTAAAGACTAATTTCAGGAGACAAAATGAAAATCGTTAAATACTGGCAGGTGGAGTTATTCCGGGACAGTGATCGCCGCTCTGGTTTTGCGGGATTGGTGAATCCCGTATCGCCATTTTTCACGGGATATGCCCGCGAGAAACCCGAGCTGAACGTGCTGTCAGGCGTTCAGGCTGGCGAATATATTGAGCTTTACACATCGCCTTATACGCTCGAGTCTCGCCTGTTCCGTCGCCATGCGTTCGATTACATACACCTGACGCCGATGTATGAACCTGACGAAAAGTGCTGCGACGATGATGAGCAAGCCAAAGCTGCAGACGATAAAGCGCTGGTTCCGCCAGGCTTCGAAGAAGCAGCCCGCCCGCTGATGAAGTGGCTGGCTGATAATCTTCACCCCCATCACACCGCGATCGTTGACCAGTCCAGCGCAGAGCTGATGGTCGGCCTGCAGCGTACCGTGACGCTGGAATACATCCGGGACTGACATTACAGCAGGCATTCACCGAGTGCCTGCGATAATGTAACCCCTTCAAGCGATCCCCAATGACCCAAACCTTTATCTGCGTCGCCAGCGGCCCGTCGCTGACGGCGAACGACTGCGCACTGGCCTCCGGCTCCGGTTATCCGGTCATCGCGGTAAATTCGAGCTGGAGAGCAGTGCCAGACTGCCAGCACATCTACGCCGCCGATTTCACCTGGTGGGATCATTACCACGATTCGCTGGAAACCCGCGCCGAACTCTGGACCCAGAGCAAACGAGCGCACTCCCGGTTCGGTGTGAAACTTTTCACCCCGTCAGACAAGGACCCGTTTAACTCCGGGCAGCGTGCCATTCAACTCGCTGTACACCTCGGCGCGGAGCGGGTGATCCTTCTCGGATACGACTGCACCCTGGCGAACGGTGCACACTGGCATGGTCGCCACCCGGCAACCATGCACAATCCGGTATCGCGCGAAGTAGGGCGCTGGCACTCCGACTTTTCTTCTCTCGCCGGCATCTTGCCAGATGTGGAGATTATCAACTCGTCACGCGAGACCGCGTTGACATGCTTTAAACGTTTACCACTTGAGGCGGCACTTTATGCCTGGAAAACTGTACTTCGACGGGATGCACGGCATCGGTGACAATATTAACCAGCGCTGTTTCATCAAGGCGCTGGCAGAAAAAGGCCATGAAATCTGGCTGAAAACGCCGCTGCCGGAAATCTACGCCGGGATCCGAAACCTGCACTTCGTTCAGGCAAATTCCCCGCTACGGACTCAGCACGCAAGCGAACGCCGCTCATCATTCTCCTTTGTGCCAGAGCCAGCAGGTTTACCGCGGCGCCGGGTTTTTTACGGCAACGCAGACCTGCAGCAGGGCAGTATCTTTGAGGCTATGGAGCAACAATTCAGGGTACGCCCGGCAAGAATGGATTTGCCGCGCTACGTGCCGGCTAGCATCCGCACACCGGGCGGCAAGCCCATTGCCATCATCAGACCGACCACTGAGCGTACCGAATGGCACAACGCCAGTCGGGGGCCGCTAAATCAGTACATTGACGATGTATCCCGCATGCTTGCCGTTCGTGGTTTCCACATCATCAGCGTGGCGGACGTGCTGGAGGGGCAGGAGTGGATCCCCGACGGCGAGCCGTTCGCACACCAAAAATTCCACCACGGTGAACTGACTATCTGGCAAATGCTGGCGCTGGTGGAACGAGCCGACATTGTTCTGACCGGGCCCTGCGTCATCATGCATGCGGCGCTGGCCTACGAGCGACCGATGATTTGCCTTGCTGGTGGTAATGGCACCAATAACCATCATTTGAAGGTGACAGATCCGCGGTGCATGGACTTATCGCAGTCGTTGTTCATCTACCCGGACAATTACTGTTTTTGCCAGGAAATGCAGCACCGCTGCGATAAGATCATCAATCGTCTGGAAGAGCAGGTTCAGCCCTTTATTGACCAGACATACACCGCCGCACGAAAACGGAAGGCAGCATGAAGAATTTTTCCACTGAGTTAAAACACGGCTTTGTCTGGGTTCCAGAACTGGGGATGGGGCGGTATCCGGTGCCGTCCAACAGCAGGCCGTATGATGAAAATTACTTTGAACACTATCAGGGGCTGGCTGAAACCCAACTGGGGCGGGACCTGACCTCATCGCGCATCTGGATGATAGCGCGCCACTACGTGGGTAGCGTCCTGGACGTGGGGATCGGCGCAGGTCAGTTTGTTGAGGCCAGGCCAGACACGAAAGGTTTTGATGTGAACCCGGCAGGCGTTGAGTGGTTGAAACGTCGTGGTCTTTGGGCTGACCTCTACGGCAGCCGATACCCGGCCCTTACGTTCTGGGACAGCCTCGAACATATCGACCGACCTGACGCTGCCGTAGCTCGTGCGGAGAAATGGGTATTTGTCTCGGTGCCAATTTTCGAGAGCGGTGAGCATGTCCTGCGTTCAAAGCATTACCGGAAATCAGAGCATATCTGGTACTGGACTCACGAAGGCCTGATTAAGTGGTTCGCAGAGCAAGGGTTTGCACTGGCGGAGCACAACACCATAGAGAGTGGACTTGGGCGGGAAGGTATCGGTAGTTACGCGTTTCGCCGGGAGAAGTAGGAAACATGAACCATGAGCAAACCGGATCGGGAGGCGCTACAGCAACAATATTCTGCTGCTTACCTACGCTCCGGTATCTCGCTGGAAGCGTGGTGTGATGAGCAGGGGTTGGTATACAACAGCGTCAGACGTTACGTAAAAAAGCCTCATAAAAATGCGCAAAGCGCAGGTGAAAAATTTGCGCAAAATGCGCAAAAAAAAGTGCGCAAAACTGCGCAAAAAACATCTGCGCAAAATGCGCAAAAACCTGCAGGAAAAATCCATGAAATAATTGCTCCTGCCCCCGAGCATGTAATGGAGATTGATGTCTTCGAACCAGAATTGTTCGGGCTTTCTTCGAAGCAGGGTAAGTTTGCCCATCATTACTTTGAGGGGAAAAACCCCACGGAAGCCTACCGCCTTTCTGGGTATGAAGGTGAGGGTAAAGTTGCCTGGGCTGCTGCTTCACGGATGTTAAGGAATGTTAAGGTTCAGCGAGCCATTCGCTGGCTGCGAGACCGTCGTCAGAAACGCCTGGCGTTGACCGAGCAGGAAATCATTCATCAGCTCTCTTCCATCGCTTCGGCAGACCCAAACCTGATTTCTCATATCCGTCGCGTTAATTGTCGCTATTGCTGGGGTGATGACCACCACTACCAGTGGCGGGACGTTGACGAATACGAACGAGCCTGTGCCTCCACACTCGCTGAGAGCCGGCCGCCGCCAGCGTTTGACGGCGGGATAGGTTTTGTCGAAACAACCATACCGAACGAAGCATGCCCGCGCTGTAACGGCGATGGACAAATGGATCTGTTCTTTGCCGATACCAGCATGCTCGATGGACCCGAGCGCTGGCTTGTGACAGGCGTTGAACAAACCATGAATGGCCTGAAGGTCAGGATGGCAAGTCCAGAGGCGGCCCGTAAAGAACTGCTCGCCTACATTAAGGCCACCCGGCGGGTTATCCCCGGCGATAGCGGCCAGCCAGCAACCGATAAAGAGAGCCTTGAAATCAAAGGTCTTGAGCTGCGTAACGAGAAGCTGCAGGCCGAGATCGAGAACATCCGCAAAAGCAAAAACGACAGCAACCTGGTGGTTGTGCATAACGCAATGCAAGTCCCTGAGGATTCACAGAGCGATCAGGATGAGAGTGATATCGAGGAATAAAGGTAATGGCGGATATTTATTGTAGAAAACTTCACCCCGCACAGTTTCGTATTTGGCAGGAAGGCAGAAAGCACCGCTACAACGTAGTGCGTTGTGGCCGTCGATGGGGTAAGACGGCCATACTTGGGAATATAGCGGTGTCTTATGCAACATCATATTTTCAGGAGACGGGGGGAGAGCGAGTACAGGGCGGCAGGGTCGGTATCTTCACGGCAGAATACAAACAGCAGCAGGAAATCTTCGACCATCTGGAGGAGACGCTTGATCCGCTTATCAAGAAAAAATCCCGCAGCGACGGTCGTATCCGACTGAAGAACGGTGCGCGTATCGACTTCTGGGTGACGAACAACAACCTGCTCGCCGGGCGTGGGCGTGAATACGACGTTGTGCTACTGGATGAATCAGCATTTACCAAATCACCGGAAATGCTGAAGGAGATTTGGCCCAAGTCGATTAAGCCGACACTGCTGACGCGTCGCGGTCGTGCCTGGGTGTTCTCTACCCCGAATGGGATAGACGAAAACAACTTCTTCTATGCCATCTGTCACGATAAATCGCTGGGCTTTTTCGAGCACCATGCGCCAACGTCGAGCAACCCGTTTGTACCTCCTGACGAACTGGCGAAGGAGGAGGCCAGCAACGACCCGCGTGTTTTCCAGCAGGAATTTGAGGCGGAATTTATCGACTGGTCCGAAGCTGCGTTGCTGGATATCAACAAGCTGCTGGTGGACGAGCTGCCGATAGAAATGCCGAGAAACTGCGACATGATATTCGCGGTGATGGATACGGCTCTTAAGGGAGGCACCGAAAACGACGGAACGGGCGTTATTTACTACGCCTACGAATATGCTTACCGGAAAAGAGCAGGTCTTGAGCCGCGGTTGAGCATCATTGACTGGGATCTCACCCAAATCAAAGCTTCGCTGCTGCCGGAGTATATGCCTGGGGTTTATGGAAATCTGGAACGTCTGGCGAAGATTTGCCGCCCATTACACGGCAGTAAGGGGGTATTTATGGAAGACGCCGCGATGGGGGCGATCCTGAACCAGAAAGCGCCGAGTGAAGGTTGGGACATGAAGCCCATCAAATCGGCACTGACCTCGAAAGGGAAGGATGAACGCGCTGTTCTGGCTTCCGGTCATCACTATCTTGAGAAATGCAAAATCACCCAGGAAGCCTACGAAAAGACAGTGACCTTTAAGCAGACCACTGCAAACCACCTCATTAAACAAATCGCCGGTTTTCATCTGGCGGATCCCAAAGCGCACAAACGTGCTGACGACCTTTTCGACTGTTACACCTACGGTCAGATCATCACGTTTGGCAACTACGAAGCGCTCTAAATACAGGAAGTCTTTAATGGCAGAAGTTCAGTTCGATAACCTTGTGAGCTCCGGGCTGGCGAAGATACTCGATGCTGATGAAATTAAGCCGGGTGACGACGTTGGATATAAGTTGTGCAAGGACTTGTGGATGTTCCATCCGCTCGGCGGGAAGATGGTTGAAAAGCCGATCATGATGGCGCTCTGTAAGACCCGTGCCTATGAAGTCGAAACGGACCCGGGGGAACGGGTGGTCCGGCGTTTCACTGAGGTCTGGGAGCGGATGAAGGTAGAGGAGAAAATCCGCAATTTATTTTTTCATAGCCGGTGCTATGGCGCTGCATCTATTGGTGTGGGCACTCATTCAGAGGTAAGCAGTGAACCACTGCCGGATTTTGGACTCAAGGAAGAGGATGTTTTTATAAACGTCTGGGATCCGCTGAATATTTCCGGTTCGGCAGTAACCAGTCAGGACCCAAACTCCGCCGAGTTTCAGGAGCCCAAAAACACGCTTCAGGTAACCAGTAAAAAATGGCACCCGAGCCGCACGCAGACGGTTTTCAACGGCACGCCCATTTACCTCGAGTATCAGCCTTCCACCTTCGGCTTTACCGGGCGCAGCGTGTTTCAGCGCTGTCTGTACCCCATGAAGTCTTTCATCAGCACGATGGTGGCGAACAACCTGGCGGCGCAGAAGTGCGGCGTTATCGTTACGAAGACCCAGCAAAACGGCTCGATGATAAACGGCATCACAGCCTTTGTTACAGGCAAAAAACGTGAAGTCATCAAAATGTCCGAGAATGGCGGAGTGGTCAGCATTGGCATTGGTGAAGATGTTGAGTCACTGAACCTGCAGAACATCGATAAGACTCTGGATACCGTGCGAAACAACATTATCTCGGATATTGCCACCGGGTGTGATGTGCCTGCAGCGCTGCTGAAAGATGAGGCCTTTGCCGTGGGCTGGTCGGATGGCTCTGAGGATTCTAAGGCGGTCAGCCAGTACATTGATGGCGTAAGGCAGGGCATTGACCCGGTAATCAGCTTCTTCGAACGCATCGTTCAGTATATCGCCTGGGATGAGGATTTTTACAACGCGCTGAAGGCGGAATACCCGGACATTATCACCGAGGATTACCAAACCACGTTCTACCGCTGGCGGCGCGAGTTTACCGCATCGTGGGTCGAGCTGGTGGCGCCACCGGAAAATGAAGAACAGGAAGCCGAGAGTAAGGTTGTTCAGCAGGCCGTCGCGGTGTTTGTCTCACTGGTGAAAGAAGTAGACCCCAAAAACAGGGCGAAAGTCGCTGACTGGCTGGCGAACATCCTCAATAACACCACGGCATTCGGAGACTCGCCGCTGATTCTGGACATGGATTCTCTCTCCACCTATCAACCACCAGTACCATCGCCGGGGCCGTTCAATGAAACCGAACAGCAGACGGGCGGCGGACACGGGGAAGAGTAAGAGCTTTTTTCAGCTGCTTACCGAGGCGGTTAACTACTACGTTGACAACGGATGGGATTCTCAGGAGTCCCTCACTGGCTGGTCACGCAAGCTGCGTGTGGTCGCCAGCCGGGAAATGCCCGACGACGATACAGCCAGAAAACACCTCACCTCTGTCTACCGCCGCCTCGTCATTGATGGCGGGGCATTGCGGGAACAACCCGCAGACGGGCCGAAAAAAGTCACCCTCGACAAAATTAAGCCCGAACTCAGGAAGGAGCTGGATAAGCGAATATTCGCCAGCGCCAATCTCATCAAACTCAACCGCGAACAGGCCATCGACAAGACGCTGCAGCGTTTTCAGGGCTGGGTGTCCTCCATTCCGCCGGATGGCATCAGCGAAATCGATAAGCAGGAGCAGAAAGCGAGGATTAAAGCCTCGCTGGAAAACCCTGATTTCATCTCCCGCCGCGTCGCCATCGACCAGGGGCACAAACTCGCCAGCAACGTGAAATATCTGCTCGCCATTCAGGGTGGCGCTATCGCGTTTCGCTGGCACTCGAACTGGCGGCGGCCGGGTTATGGATTTCGGCCAGAGCATAAGGAGCGTGACGATCTGATTTACCTGGTGCGCGGCTCATGGGCTGTTGAGCAGGGGCTGATAAAGCCCGTCAACGGCTATTACGACGAAATCACCGCCGCTGGCGAGGAGGTTTATTGCAGTTGTCAGGCATTCCCGATTTATGCGCCTCAGAAACTGCCCATCGAATTTTTAACGGAGAAGGGAAAGCGTGAATTTAACCGAGTTTGAGGCCGCGCAGTACATCCGTGACGGCACGCTGGCATCGCCAGTGAAGTTTTCGAACATGTGGCTGGTGAACCTGCGCATTACCGGAACGGGGGCCGCGTATCGCTACGGACTGAAGGAATTCGTATGGCGAGATCCGAACCTGTATCTCAATGAAGAATTTCTTCTCCGCTGTAACGGATTGCCTGTTCTTTATGACCATGCAGACAAAGCCCCAATGAGTGAAGAGGAATTTAAAAAGCGGATCGTCGGCAGCGTGATGCTTCCCTACATCAAAGGGGACGAGGTGTGGGCAATAGTCCGCATCTACGTGAAAGAGATCGTGGACAAAATCATCAATGAAGAAACCTCTACGAGCCCGTCTGTCATTTTTGGTGGCGAGTCGGGTTGTACTGAGAGATCGGAAGGTGATTCCAACTTCCTTATCGAGGGGGTCCCGTTCCTTCTTGACCACATTGCAGTAGTAACCAAAGACCACGGTTCCCGCGGGGTCTGGGACAAAAACGGGATCCCCGAGGGGATCGAGGTAACTAACAAAGGTGACATTGAAATGGATAAAGAAGAACTCCAGAGCCTGCTCCAGAAGGCCGTATCTGACGCGCTGGGGGGCGTAAACACAACGCTTGAAGCCATGTCCGCGCGAATGGACGCTCAGGATAAGTGGATAAAGGCCCGTCAGGATGCAGATGACAAAGCTAAACAGGACGCAGAGGAGAAGGAGAAAGCCGAAGCGGAAGAAAAAGACAAGCAGGATGCAGAGGAAAAAGAGCGCCAGGACGAAGAAGAGAAGGCCAAACAGGATGAAGCGGATGCAGACGAAAAAGCGAAACAGGACGAAGAAGAAAAGTCCCGCGAAGATTCTGCAATGACCGAAGCCCGTGTGCGCTGTGACAGTGCATATACGGCGTGTGGCAAGAAGGCGCCAGAACCGTTCTCAGGTGAAAAGTCGCTGGATTATCGTAAGCGTGCGCTGATCGCCCTGCAGAAGTATTCGCCTGACAACAAGGATGTAAATATCCGTGCGATTTCGGATGCCGCGGTGCTGAATATCCTGGAAAAAGCCATCTATGGCGATGCCCGCAAGTCGATTGAGGAGGAGATGAAAAACGTCAAAGGCAACCTCCATCAGCGTGTCCGAAATGATGATGCCGGCCGTCGCATTGTTGAGTATGTGGGCGATCCTAATGCCTGGCTCAGCGCATTTAAAACACCTCCGCAGTTTGCGGGTCACTTCAACACCACGGGGAGCCGTCGCTAATGAGCGGAATTAACCTTCAGCCTTTTAAAACAATGGGGTCAATGGGCGGCCTCTTTAACGTCTCCTCCCGCGGTTTTACCCAGGGGGACGCACAGGACGATCCGTCGGTTCGACTGCAGCTGTGCTCCGGTTTTATTCCTGATGATGTTGATACGCCGCTCTATGCGGGTATGGGCGTCCTGGAATGCCTTGCGCCAGCTGACAGCGTGACGGGCAGCAACATCATTCTGCCGACGGCGACTCGCTGTAACGCCTTCACCGTCATTAATCAGGCGTTCCACGGCATCACCACGCCAAACAGCCCGGTACCACAGTTCCTGCAGGGAGGGTCAGTACATTATTACCGTATTGGTTCGCAGGCGCGTATTCCACTACCCGTCAGCGCGGATGTTGCGGCGATGGAAAAGGACGGCGGCCCGGTTGATGCAGATGGCTTCGTCTGGGACCTGGTGAACCAGTGCGTGGATGTGTATTCCAGCGGGAGCTCCGGTAACCCGGTAGTGAATATCAAGCTGCTGCAGGTATCCACGTCTGGAAACCTGACGGTGAAAAAAGATAACGGAAATCTCGTGTGGGACACAGAGATGCCGTGCGGCCTGTTTTTAATTTAAGGAGTTTCCATGAGTGGTTTTGCACCAGCGATCACACGCGTTGATCCATCAATGGTTATGCCGGAAATTGTCATGCAGTACAGCATGGCCTCCGGCGCGTTTGATATTCTTCCCGGCGGTGCCCCGGCCGTTAAAATTGGCTCCAGTGACCTTTCTGTGTATCAGAAGTATATGCGTATGACCTCCCAGGCGTTCGTGGGGCAGTCTCTGCCGGGGCAACTGGTATCCTCCAGCGTGACGGGTGGTTATGACCAGATGAGGACCTGGCGCATCAGCACACGCTCCCAGTACAGCTATCTCGATACTGACGCGGCGAGCCGCTGGGGTTATTCGCTTACCGAAGCACTACGCCTGGCAAACCGACAGGGGCACGCTCAGCAGCTGCGTAACATGCTGCTTTACGGTATCGAAGCAAAAAATAACGAAGGGGTTGTCCATTCCCCTAATGCGCTAACCGTGAACCTGGGGAATGACAGCCAGGGGAATAGCGGGTATCGCACCTGGGATAACGGTGAACTGGCAATTTTTATGCTGGATCTCATCTCCACCCAGAAAACGAAAATGATGCTGCTGGGCCAGCCGCTGTGTACTGTCGTGCTGGCGCCCCAGCGTTTCATCCAGTCTCTGTCCTGGACGGGTGTTGTGCAGCTGACCAGTTACCAGCGCCCAGGGGCAGGTAGCGCCACTATTGCTGAAATGATTATCGGCATAGCCGAGGGAGTTAACGGCGACAAAATCGTTTTCTGTCAGGATGATACGCTGATTGGCAAAGGTGCGGGAGGTTCGGACCTTGTTCTCATCACTAACCCGGAGCTGGCCGTGCCGGATGCGCAGAAGAATATCAACACGAACATTTTCGCGACGCTGACACCAAATCAGCAGGCGGTAAATATGATGTTCACTGATGTGGCTGCGCCGACGGAAATCCCGTCACCGATGCCGGACGGTGGCGTGACCACACTCTACACCGAGCGTGCAACGCCGGGCTGGAACCTGCGCCCGGAAGGTCTGACGCTTCTCTCCGCAAAACCGTAATTCTGCAAACACTGCAAGGGGCTTCGGCCCCGTTTTCATACCGGAGTCAACATGAAACTTTTTATCGCCAACTGCTCGCGCCAGACGCACAACTTCACTTACAAACTGCCAGAACGCACCCAGCAATATGGACAACCCCTTCGCGCGGGGGAGCAAATCATCATTGAGAATAACGCTGACGTGATTCACCACATTATTGACCAGCATAAGCCTTACGGCTTCCTGCCGGCAGATAAAATGAATAAAACATTCTCGGGAATTTGTTACTCCATCGACAAAGAGATCGACTTCTCACGATTTAAAGATGGCGCGGACCAGAAGACGGAAAATCTGGAAAACCTCTCAAAAGACATTCTGGCAGCCAGTGCGCTTGCACTGGATCAGACCATCGATAATGAGGTCATGAAAACAGGGCTGGTTAACGCGCCCAGCGAAAAAGGCGTTGAGATGGAAATCATCGGCGAGGCGGTAAACAAAGACCAGGATAACGTTGCGCCATCCTTCAGCACCACCGTTAAGGTCGAAAAGAAAAAATGACGAAGCCGCTCAAACCCACGTTAAGCGGGTTTGTGGCTTATCTCAGAACGGTAGTCGGCGTGCCCGCTACAGCCATCACGGATGATTCCCCCTGGATTGAGGGGGCGTATTGCGCTGGGCAGGAATTCGTCAATACGGGTATGGGTCTTGATCGGCTGCCATTGATTTACACCACAACCGTTTATAACGCTGCTACGTCAATTCTTCTTAATTATGCCCCCGATATACCTCCTTCAACCTGGTTTGCTGAGCAGCGTAAAAAGTTTGAATTAACCAAACCTGTGAACGGGCTGGTTAACGCTGCGTCTGACCAGGGCACCGCGGGTAGCATCACTATCAGCGACGTCATGAGTAATCTTACGCTCGCCGATTTAATGATGATGCGAGACCCGTATGGCAGACAGGCTATTGCCGTGCTGATGGAAATGGGGCCCAGCGTCTGGGGATATACGCCATGAGAGTTTGCCTGGGTGTTGTTGATGTTCCTTATGGTTACGGAGATAACCCGGAAGCCACTACTGGCGAAGTTGCACAGGAACTGGAGAACAACTACCAGCTCTTTACGCACTTTCAGGAAATGCATATGGATGTCATCAGGAAGGACGCCGGAGAGGCGCTGGCACTGGCACTTATCAACCACATCAAGTATGGCGTCCCGCTGGCAAGTGACGGCGAACAACTTAGCGAAACCATGCGCGAGTTTCATTTGTTTCTAGAGCTTGAGGAAATGGCCGGGCTGGGCGTTGAAGGGGTGCCCACGCAGGCCGCTTTACAGGGGAAAAACTCTCGCCTCAAACGAGAATACGGGGACAGGCGACCTTCATTTATTGATGGCGGCCTGTTTAAAGCAAACTTAATTGCCTGGATAGAAAACGATGGCAAGTCTTGATGAATTTGCTGAGACAACGGGCAGTCAGTTGTCCTCTGTTCTCCAGTCTGCAGTAGAAACCATTTCCTCGGCGCAGGAAATCACCTTTCGCCTCTATGTGAGACAGGTGCTCCCGCTGGATGGATTCGTTTACTGGGTCAACGCGGCCATTGTCGATCCCGCAGAGCTGGAACGGCTGGGTATCAGTAATCCCCTGATGGTCACCATCAGGGGGAGCCTGCACCGCCAGGTCGTAACTGAACAAACAGAAACTCACTCGCGCGATATCAACAATATTATTTTCACGCCCGTCGATAAGGCCGACGATTTTAATACTGAAAGTCCGGGCGCGATTTACCTGGGGGAATACGAGGGGACACAGTTCGCGTTTTCAAGAATGGAAAGCCGTTACACGCAAGCGGGAATTTATCACTACCGGGGAATGGCAATTCTGCCAACCATGCGGTCGCAGATTATCGACAGCCCGGACGATATCAGTGACGAACAGATTATATCGGACAGCACGCCCATCTGGCTCTCGCTGAAGGCTTTCGCAACCGTATATCCGTCGTTCCTAGTGCCTGCCAACCTGAAACCCCCTTATATCGCAGCCGACGTGCGCAGCACGAAACCGCTGCAGCTGGCGCCGGGCTATGACCCGGAGACGAGAGAGCGGTACCAGCACGTTCAGGACGAGGTGCGTATCACGCTCTACGGCTTCAGCAACCAGCGGGCGCTGTGCTTTCTGGATTACGTCGTCAACCGGGCGCTGGAGGATGAGGAGTACGGTATCACCAACATACCGCTGGTGATGGATGCCAAGTCAAATCAGGTAGAACTCAACGCCCTGGCGAAGAAGAAATACATTGATTTTGACATCAACTACTACCAGTCCACGTCGATCGACATTTCCCGCCAGCTCATAAAAAAAGTCATTTTTAACTACGAGGTCAAATAATGTCCTACCGTATTGTCACCGTGAACGTCTCGCAGACCATCGGCGCTATACCGTCGAACCTGCAGCAAATGTCCGCCATTTTGTCATTCGGCGGTACCCTTCATGAACCGGGAAAGCCGGTTCTCATTACCCAGGACCAGGACATCACCGACCTGGTGCAAAACAGCATCGGGTCGCTCAGCGCGGAGGAACAGTCCTACGGCTCAGATTTCACCATGACGTTGCCTGAAGGAGTGACCATTGAACGCGATCCGGGTAGCGAGGTGGATATCACCATCACGGGCTGTTTCCCTGACTCGTGGAATGGTGATTTCACCGCAACGCTGGTGGATGAAAGCACGCTGACGTGGACCGTAACAGGCTCGGCTCTTAACGGGCAGCCGGCAACGGTCGGCAAATTTTTGCTCGATGATGGCAACAATCTTATCACCGCGGTGAACGCCTTCTTTGCCCAGGGGAATTCAGTGGGTACGTATCTGCTGGAGCTGGGCTGGCATGCAGACATTGCCAGCCAGACAGTGGCGCTTAAGGCGTACATGGACGAGCCCCTGAAGCGTTTCTATGCCTACCTGGTCCCGGAAACATGGGACGGCGATCAGAGCTTCATTAATCTGGCGAAGCTGTATACCGCAGATACGGCGATGCAGTATTTCTACACCCTGACCGAGAACCCAAAGGACACGAACTACCTGTCGCCGTACGCGGGCATCAAATCCATCATCGCCACGGCAGACGATACCTGGCCTCTTACCAATGCCGCTGCTGCCGCCATGTGGAATCTGGTATCTGCTTCGCCATCGGAGATCAACAAGGTCCCGCCAATGGCATTCCGCTACCTGCAGGCCGTCAACGCCAATAAGGCAAAGGCCAGCATCCTCAAGGTCATGGCGCAACAGAACGTTAACTATGTTGATACGGGCGCAGAAGGTGGCATCTCAAACACCATCCTGGTGAAGGGTGTGACAGGTGACGGCAACGATGTGACGTACTGGTACTCGGTGGACTGGGTGCAGATTAACGTTGATATGCAGCTGGCCAACGCAGTTATCAACGGCAGTAACAACCCGATTAACCCTCTGTATTACAACCAGGACGGTATCGACCGCCTGCAGCAGGTGGCACAGGGCGTGTTCAACTCAGGTGGCTCATATGGCCTGGTAAACGGCGCAGCACCAGTCAATGCGATCCCGTTCAAAACCTATATCAAAAACAACCCGAACGATTACGGCATCGGCCGTTATGCCGGCCTGTCGGCCCGCTATACGCCGATGCGCGGCTTCGTGGAAATCATCTTCAACATCAACGTGACCATGCAGTTGTCATAAGGAATGACCCGTGCCGAATCCTAAAATCAGTGCCGGTATGCTTAACCGCGTCCGCGCCAGCGTCAAATTTACCGATCATCCAGAACTGAACGTCTCCGCGTCATATCTCGCGAAAGAGGGTGTCGAAATTGGCTTTCAGGGGAACATTGTCGAGCCGTTAGCCGCAATGGCTGGCGTGGTGCAGTCGCCGCAGCCCTACATTCTCTCTGCTGTAAAAATTCACCTGTTGCGTAGTCAGGCCCTGGCCTCTGTCTACAAAGCGCAACTGGAGAAAGACGGCGTTGTGGGTGATATCCGACTCTACACCGACAGCAAAACTTTCGGGGAATTCGATTTGTTCAATGTGGCGATCACCTCTGTGGGTGACATGACGTTCGCTGGTGGAGATCCGGGTGTGGTTATCACGCTGACGGGTACCTATTACGTTAACTCCGATATGTGGGATCTCTGATGAAAATTGCACGAAACATGAATCTGGTGATCCCGGTGGAAACTGAAACCGGCACCGCGTTTATCCATGCCACTCCGATCTCGAAAGAGGTTTACCGCGAGCACTTTCTGATCCTGAGTAAAACGTATGCGGGTATTTTTTCTGCTGGTCTCAGCATCGTGGCAGGACCCCGCATCGCTTATCTGATGCTGGAAAAAATCGCGAAAGATGAGAAGGTCTGGGACACCGCCGACGGCGTGCGCAATACGCTGGTAGGCGAGATCATCCGTCTGTCAAATCTGGTGTACCCGGTGGAGGGTAAGGGTTGGGACACCAAGCCTCTTGATGTAGCTATTGAGCAGGGGATCGTCGATGAAGACGAGGTTATGAGCGAACTCGTTTTTTTTACCTGTGTCTCTACCATCAACAAACCAGCGATGGCTCTGGGCATGATGGAGCGCGTAAATGGACTGTGGAGCAGTGCGATTACATCCTTGGGGCTTATGGAATGGATCGCTTCATTAGCGACATTGAAGCCGGAAGGCAGTTCTGGCGAGACGGGGATCACGTCATCAGCGACATCCTCGACTACTGCGCCGGGACAGGGTTTCGTGAACTCTTCCTTGATTCCGGGTTAAACCTCAAAACAGCAGCTCAACTTCGTGAGTTGCTGAAGTTCAAAGAGCAGGGAGAAAGGTAATGGCTGGAAATAACGCGTCCGTGCTGGCCTTCGATATTGTTGATGATGGAAAAATCCAGAGGCTGGAAGAGCTTGCCTACAAACTGAAGGCCGCATTATCGATCGGGCCGGGCGGTTTTCCTGTCACGATGCCGGGCGTTCTGCCCGGCAATCCTATCGACAATGAGGCCAATCAGCTACCCACTCAGAACTCGCGGGACCATAGTGCGCCTGAAAATCGCAAGCCTGAAGATCAACCTGTAGCCAATCAAAACAGATTGAGGGACGATAAAGGGCGCTTTCTCGCAACAGGAAACAAGAAAGGTGGCGGCAGTGGCGGGGCGGTAAATCCTTTTGCTGATGCCGATAAGTTTCTTAAGGAAATGGCAAAAATAGCCAAAGGCACCAGCAAGGCTTTTGGTCAGGCCAATAAAACGCTCGACATGACTAGGCGACAACTGAAAAGCATTTTCAGATCCGCGGTTAAGTGGGGGGCATGGGTCACGCTGTTGGCGGGTGGAGGAACGTTGGGCTATGACATGTTCGCCCGGCATGTCGCGCAACAGTATTCAGGCTCTCAGGGGCTGAATATGACTACCGGCCAAATGATGGCGGCTAATAACGTCTACGGCCCTCGTTTTTCCGGGGTTGAGAATGTGTTACATGGTCTGGCGGGTGTACAGAATGATACAACCAGCCCGCTTGCTGCCGGATTACAGTCTCTTGGTATTAAAACTGGAGACGGAGCCGCTAAAAATCTGCCGAAGCTATTTCAGGCGGTGTATGACCTGACGAAAGATTTGAAAAATTCGTCTCTGGCGTACTCGGTGATCAAGTCCCGGCATCTTGACGGGTTAATATCACCGGAGCTTCTAAATCAGATTCTGGCGAACGGGAAAAATCTTGCAGGACTTGGTCAGAAATTTGTATCAACGTCTCAGGCGCTAAATATTTCGCCAGCGGTTCAGGGGAGTTACCAGGAACTGACTACCACTTTTCTGAATAATGTTGATGAAATATCAAACACCTTCAAAACGAAACTCGCCACTCTGAATGGGCCCATTGGCGATCTTTCAACGGCTTTAACAAAGGCCGTCGATGCCTTCATAAATGGTCCGAATGGCACTGCTGTTTTTGACATGATTCGCGATGGGTTAACGGATTTATCAAACTGGATCAGCAGCCCAAAATTCAAAGAGGATTTGGACGACTTTTCTACCAAGGTTGGCGAGATAGTTAAAGCTATCGGAAGGGGGATTGACGATATATACATGCTCATTTCTGACCCTAAAAAAGGAATGGAAAATCTTGGGTCAGGTACAGGTAAAGATGGTGCAACCCCTGAGTTGGTGAATTTCGGGAATAAATATCTTGGTGGGAAACTTCCAGGAGCAAACCCGTTAACGAACAAATATACAGATATTTATTCTGAAGATATCGTATATAAAAACTACCAGATGCCCGATGGGCTAAAAGATAATATCCAGAATTTTGTAAACGTGGCAAACGATACATATCAACTTCCGAAAGGTCTAATGTCCGCGGTAGCAGGTAAGGAATCCTCCTGGAATCCGCTAGCCTTGAATAAGGATAGCGGTGCAGCAGGATTGTTCCAGTTCATAAGTGGTACGGCGAAAGCCTATGGTTTAAGCGATGTTGATCGTTTTGACCCAAATAAAGAAACATACGCAGCTGCCAAATACTTCAAGGATCTTAGCAAGCGTTATCACGGCGATATTGCAGAAATGCTGACCAGCTACAACGGAGGTGTTGTTACCAAGGATGGCAACCTTAGCCTTAAAAAGGAAACAGTTGATTACCTTCGCTCTATCCTTCCTCAGGTTCAGGGGGCGGAAGCACAACACCCTCAGCTGATGGAGCAATTACGAAAAGCTGCGCAGTACCTTTCTACGCACAAAGGCGAGCGCGTTCATATTGAGCTAGGACTGGCGCAAACACCGGGTTCAGATGTCGGCCTGACCGTGAAAAGTCAGGGCGTTCGATTGCCAGTTAACGTACCGATGTTTGTCATTCCGGGGTAATTTTTCATGAATGTTATTCGGTCTTCTTTCAGGCTCGCGTTTGAGATCTCCCCGATCCTCCTGACCGGTGGGATTGCCTCTAACGTACCGGGTGGTGTGTTGCCAATTGCAGTATTTACGGAGGGATTGAGCATTTCAAACGGGCTTCTGTTGGGGAATGGGGTATCGGTGGACCAAATGTCCACCCGCTTTTACCCATCACCAGGGAGCACCCTTATCTTGCAGGATGTCTCGCAGTACCCGTTTTTGAACCAGGCGACGGCGGCGAACGCCGTTGTCCAGAAACCCAATCGGGTGGTTATGCAAATGACCCGCCCCGCGGGTACGAAGGACGGTGGTTACGTTAATAAAGGGGTGTCCATTACGGCGCTGAAAGCCGCGCTGGATAACCATAACAGCAGCGGCGGAACATATACCGTTCTGACACCATCATTCATCTATACCGATTGCCTGCTGACTTCGTTTACGGATGTGGGGGGCTTTTCAGAACAGAACAAACAGGTGCAGTATTCCTGGTCGCTGGAATTTATTCAGCCATTACTTTACGCGTCTCAACTGGATTCGGTGATGAATGGACTGTTAAAGGCAATAACCGACGGCTCAAAGGCGGCTAAAAATCTGAGCTGGTCCGGTATGTGGCAGGCGGTTAAACAGGAGTTCGTCCCATGAATATCATCCCGTACGATCCGAGCAGCGATACGCCATTAACCTTCTCGACCACTGTCGGCGGTACGGCAGTTTATGGCACCGTGCAGTTCAACATATATGCTCAGCGCTTTTATCTTCGTCTCACAGGAGGAAGCAATCAGACGCTTGTTTACGTCCCTATGGTGGCCTCTCCTGATGATTTCGACATAAACCTTGCGTTACCGCTGGTGCCTGGAAAATTGGTATACCGGGCCAGCACAAGCAACCTTGAGGCCAGTTAATGCGCTACTACAAAATTAACATCACCGACAAGGCGGAAAAAACTATTGAAGATGGGCATGGGAATCAATTTTTATTCGACAGCTCTGAAAATCCTGCCGGTGCGCTCAATGTTTCGTTTGATCTTCCTGTGTTTTCAGAAGATGTTAACGTCGGTGGTGGTTCCGTGATAATCGGCGGTCTGCCGCTATCAATGTTGTCACAAAGTGTCAATCTATGGCTGGCAAACATAACTATTGAGGCTGGCTTTATGCCGGGTCTACCGCTGGCTACGGCACAACCTAAGCCAGGGACAATCATTAAGGGGCAAATCTGGAATCCCTACGGAAACTGGGAGGGGGCGTTACAAACGCTAAATTTAGTTGTTAACCCATCTTCTTCTCTTGATGAAAACGGTAAGGAAATATCAATAAAATTTGCCGGGCGCCAGGGGGAGAAATTATCTGATGTGCTTACGCGGTGCTTGAAAGAGGCTTACCCGAATAAGGTGATAGAGATCGATATTCATCAGAATTTGGTTTTGTCGGAAGACATGCCTGCTGTTCCTTATAACAAACTGAGCGATCTGGCACAAACAATACGTAATATCACGCAGGGGATGCTAAATAAACCCGGTTATAACGGTGTGTATATCGTCACTCAGAATGGTGGTATTCGCGTGTTTGATAACGACGCAAGCGGTACTCCGTTGGAATTAAAAGCCCAGGATCTCATAGGGCAGCCAACGTGGGCAGGTTTTAAACTTGTTTCATTCAAGACACCGCTTAGAAGTGATATTCAGGTTGGAGATCGCATCAAGCTTCCCCTCACGCTCACTTCTGGGCCTGGGGTGCTACTGGCTCAGAGTTCGCAGCAGGCATTCACTTCCCAGCTATCAAAATTAAACTTTACAGGCGAATATTCTGTAATGAGTATGCGCCACATCGGGGAATACCGAAACCCAACCGGCGCGGCATGGGTGACTGCGTTTGAGGCCAGCCCTATCAATGATGGAGATCAAGCGTGAGTAATGCACAAAAAAGCTCCTTGATTCAGTCGCTGGCAAACTTTCAGGCCAATGCCATTAATTCCAACGAAAAAATATCTGGTAAGGCGCTTCCGTGTCATGTGGTTGCTGTCGATGGCTCGATCGTCACTGTGCAGTTTGACATTTTACCGTCGGTCGCCACATTGCCTCAGATTACAATCCCGGTCTTCGGTTTTGAGTACATCCGATATCCGATACAGATCGGTGATAAAGGGATAACGGTTCCGGCGAGCGTGTCACTGCGCGGCGTTTCTGGATTAGGGGTTGGGATGGCTGATATGTCCAGGCCACCGTCACTGACGGCGCTATTTTTTATGCCAATAGCAAACGCCGGATGGTCAAAAGAAGACCCAAACAAAATTGTGCTATATGGGCCTGATGGCGCAATCCTGAAAACTAAGGATGGCTCCAGTAGCGTAACGGTTGAACCAGAGATTGTGACTGTCAGTGCGAAAACTATTCGATTCGAAGCCGACAATATCATCCTAGCTGGCGCAATAAGCCAGGAAGCTACGGAGGGTGCAAACACGACAGCTTCGCTTATCGGCCCCCTTAATGTACAGAAAGATGCGATCATTAATGGCGTCAGCTCCAGTGGTCACGATCACGATATTGAGGGCGTCCAGTCTGGTGGTAGTACCAAAACTTCTACAAAACCGAATGTGGGGTAATTATGCGAACATGGGGGCGTGTCACGCACAAAAATGGCCGTAAGGAATGGGTGCTTGTTGAGCAGGACGCTAACGGTGACTTTTCCTATGGGTGGCTGACTACTCTGATCCAGACCCTTAAACTCAGCCTGGGAGAATCACCGTTCTTCGCACAATTCGGTATCCCTTCACAACAAAGCATCCTGCAACAGGTGTATCCTGACTACTACGTGAACATGGTTCAGCAGCAGTTCGCCGGGTATTTTGCATCGCTGACGATCTCGCGTGTGAGTGGGGCGATGAACCCTACTTACAACATAAGTGTTATATTTCTCAATGGGGTTAGCTACCGGATGAACATTGCTGTTTGATATGTGTGACTGGCTTTCTGGTGGGTAAGGTAAAGTAGACTTTCCCGATAACCTTTTGTTGTAAAGTTGCTATTGAGCCGCTCATTTGAACTGTATAGAATCCGTCCTTTGTACGTAAAGGATAAAACAAAATGTACCCTTTTTTAAAAAGGCTTATGTCCAGAAAATTGAGAGAAAATTCTCATATCTCACTAAATAATGACATCGCATTGTTTTTAGATTCACTATCTGAGCATCTGCAACAGCTTAATGTTGAACGGTCTATTGTTGCTGGCGTGAATATCATTAATGGTTCTATAAAAACTCAATGGGAAGATAAGGCGTTATCGTTTATAAAATATAAGTTAAAAAATAATCCATCTTGCAATTTAACTGAGCAGCAAAAGATTGTTCTATTAGAACAGTGTTTAAATGATAGCATTGAAAACTTCTCATTGCACAATGGTAATGAGAGATACTTGAATTCACTAATATATAAATCTTTCCTGGCTGGCGCGCTGCATTATATGGGGTGGAGTGTTCAGTATAATTTTACTTTCCATCCGTCCTTGGTTATTAATAATGGTATTCTTGGCGGTGTGGTTTTCTTCGAGTTTAAAGAGCACTTAGTGAATGAATGGTATGTTGATAGGCTATTGCAATTTAGTGAGAAATTTGACGGAAGGAAAAGCATAGTGTTGATAGTGAGTAAGCTTAATCCTGTATTATCAAAAAGTTATGGTGAAAGAGTGCAATTTATACACCACAATAGGCTTTTTGAATTAAACGATTTAATACATCACACAACATAGTGACTGTTCTAATTCAAGAGAAAATATGAATACTAAAATCCTTGCATTTTACTTGTTTTTATCAATGTGTGGAGCCAGTCCTGCAATGGCGATTGATAACACCAAATCGTTAACACCCGAGCAGAAGGGAATGATAGAAAAAATGAAGTTTGACATGATGGCTGAAAACTCCCTTTCTGAATCGTGTCAATATGTTTGGAAGGATAAGCCTGATGAGGCAATGGCTGTTTTGGAAAGAATCGAATGGCAAAAAACATCGGTTAAAATAAGTCCGGAGGGTATTGGTGCCTCAGAAAATAAAGAGATTATATCATTTTTTGAAAGTCATAAACCGTTGAGTAAAGACTCCTGTGAGCGATACGCATCGATGCTTTTCAATGACTCACTTCAATAAGTGCAAGTTACTATAGAGAACCCGCCAAACGGCGGGTTTTTTTATGGAGAAAATATGTCAGACCTACCCATAATTATGACCCCGGCGGGAGCACAGCCCACGCCACCAAAAACACTTCTGGCAACACTGATAAACAACGTCGCCGAAAAAGTACCCGGTTACACCGCCAACCTACCGGCTGGACTGATAACCGACCTCGCCAGTACCGCAACGGGAGCGCTGGCGCTGATAGACCAGGCCCGTGTCGATTTGATTAATTCAGTAACGCCGTATGGCGCCAATGAATTGCTCCTGATGGAGCTGGGGGAAATGTACGGTGTTCAGCCTGGGCAGGGCACTAACACATCGGTGTCCGTGGTGTTTAGCGGTTCTCCTGGCTTTGTAATCCCCCGCGGATTCACGGTATCGGACGGCAACTTTCAATATTCGGTGCAGGCCAACACTGTTATACCGGCCGGTGGCCAGACGCCTCCGGTTTACTGCCTTGCAATTTCCCCCGGCACATGGGCGGTACCATCAGGCTCGGTCACTCAAATCATCACGTCGGTACCAGCAAGCCAGCCTTTGACGTGCACCAACCCGACAGCGGGGCTGCCAGGAGCCGATAAACAGGATATCGCGTCCTATCGTTCCCAGGTGATGCAGTCTGGTATGTTCGCCGTTCAGGGAGCGCCTGATTGCGTTATTGCCGCGCTGAAGAAAGTGGACGGAACACAGGACAATCTCATTCGGTACCGGCAGGTGCAGACGAGTGAGTGGGTTGTTATCGTGGGAGGTGGAGACCCGTACGAGGTGGGTTATGCCATCTACCAGTCGGTACCGGATATATCCCGCTTGACCGCCGATGTGGTTAACCCATCAGGTGCCGCGGTGGACAAGCGCACTGTACAGATTACGGTTTATCCGGATACGTACGAAATCCCCTATGTAGTGCCTGAATCGCAGAACGTTCAGCTGTTCATTGAGTGGAACAGCATATCGCTGTCGTATGTTGATCCGGCCGGTGTTCAGCGAGCTGTGGGGCGACCCCTTGCTGACTACATCAATGCTATTCCCGTGGGCGTACCGATAAACATTCTGGAAATCCGGGACATATTCTTGCGCTCTGTCACGCCGCTGGTGCCGTCGTCAATGGTGTCGATGATTGACGTTCGGGTCAGTATTAACGGGGATATTGTTCCCCCCGAAACAGATACCAGCCTTGTTTACGGCGACACCTACAAATATTTCTCCACTTCCGCCGCACAGATTCAGGTGAAAAAACATGGTGACTCCGGTTCTTAAAATCCTGCCGGCCTATCCGTTCGTGCAGTACAGAGATGACGAAGACGTGGTGGCCTTTTTCGACGCTTACAACGAGCTGGCGCAGCAGTATCTTGATTCCCTGAACACTCTTAATCTTCCATGCTGGACGTCCCCATCCATTAGCGGACAGTTACTCGACTGGGTAGCAAAAGGCATATATGGCGAAGAACGGCCCGTGGTAATGGTCTCGAAAGAGGCTGTGGCGAAGGGGGCTTACAACACCTTCGAATATAACTTGTTGCCGTACGCCAAACTTAGGCGCTATGTCCCCGGCGTGACTGAGTATCTGCCGGATGATTATTTCAAACGGATCCTGACCTGGAATTTTTATAAGGGCGATGGGTTCCACTTTTCTATCGACTGGCTTAAACGGCGTGTAGCGCGATTTATTCACGGTGTCGCAGGTATCGACCCGCCAGTACAGCACACATTCGACGTTGGTGTGGCCGTTGATAACGGGGTCTTCAGTATCGTTATTCCAGAGTATGGCAATGGTGTCGGTAATTTTCTCAAAGTCGCAATTGAGCAGGGGCTTGTGAAATTGCCTTTTATTTATGAATTTTCAGCAACGGTGGCCGAACAATGATTTTAGGTTTTGGAAATAATGTCGTTTCAGCACTTGCAGCCGAAATAACGGCAGGGCAGAAAACGATTCATGTTATGCCGGGCGACGGCGCAAAATTTGCGGCACTGCTCACGCAGGACAATGAAAATTCCTCCACTGAGCTGGATGTGTTCGCCAAAATAACACTGACGGATTCGGGAGAAACTGAGTTTGAAATTTGTCACCTGCTGTCGGTCAGTGGCGACGTGCTTTCTGTGGTTCGTGGTCAGGAAGGGACAGCGGCTAAAGGCTGGATGCTTAATGACGTTGTGGCAAACTTTGCCACGCGCGGCTCAGAGAACCAGTTCGTGCAGATTGATCATCTGCAAAGTGGTTTTTACTGCTCTGGCGTGGCTGGCGGCTCAGCAAATGCGCTGACGCTTAGCCTGCCGTCTTCATTCTTCCTGAACGGCTCCACTGACTGGTTGCTGCGGTCACCGATTGTCGTTTACCCCACACAGAACAATACCGGGGCCAGTACGCTGCAGCTGGTTATGGGCGACAAGGTTCTTGGCACTTTCCCGCTTTATAAAGGGAATAAGGCGCAGCTGGTTGCAGGTGACATCCTGAAAGACTCAGCTCTTGTTTGCCTTATGGATAAAAGCCAGACGTTTTTCAGCGTGATGAATCCCGGAGCTATTTACGCTGGGCTGGGAACGGCAGCTTTTGCCGATCTCGTCACCTCCATGACCGACACGACAGCAAGTCGTGTGCCAGTTGTGGGGTATGCTGGATGGGGCATTGCAAACGGCACCACGATATTCCTGAAAAGTATCTTCGATATTGCGTGTAGCGGTGTGTATAACGCCCTGGGTAATGGTAATCAGACCCCAACCGAAGGTGTGCCTGACGATTCAGGCAATACCCGCTATGCGGTGCTGGCGACAAACGTTTATGCCAGTCTGTACTGGGTCACACTGATTAGCAACAAAGAGTATTACGTTGGTAATGTTGATGTTTCTAAAAGAACAGCGGTATGGAATCGTTTCTACTGCACGGGGTATAAGCAAACCGCCGCAGAGGTTGGCGCCATGCCTCTGATAACCACCAATCTCAGCGCTGACCTTAATACTCTTGGCAAAGCAGCAGATGCCGGTATATATCAGCAACAGGCCAATAATGAAGCCACGACAGCAAATCATTACCCCGCAGGTACTGCCGGTACGCTTTTTGTTACTCCGTCGGCATACGGTTGTCAGCAACTGTATATCACCTACAGCAGCCGCATTTTTGTGCGTGCGTTGACGGGTTCTTTTAATGGCAGTGGGCCCTGGAGTGACTGGATTGAGTTCTTAAACTCGAATGGAGGCATACTGAATGGCCCTCTTGCCATTGCCATGAATGCACCATACCTCGCCCTGAAAAGTACCGGAGATGACACGCGCCAGTACATCATGGCGTATAAAAAAGACGGCACAAACTCCTGGTATGTGGGCAAGGCGAATGCGAACAGCGAATCCGTCATGCTGTGGAACTACACGTCAGGCAGCGGGATTGAGATTACCGGCGACGGGATAATAAACATCAACTCAAAGGGTAAGCGGGTCACGATTTCCCCAGACGGAACGCTTGTCTGTCCTGGTGAAGTTACTGGAGCTTATAGCGGTACTTTTGCATGGGCAGACCAGTACGGTACCAAAGCGCCGTTTTATCAGGACTTCACCTCTGCCGGTGCCAGTGAATACCATCCCCTTATCAAGCAACGTGCCCGACTGAGCAGTAATGCATGGGCGTTTTCAATGGGAGTGCTTGTCGGCGGAACAAATCTTAGCTGGCATCTACAACTGAAAGGAAGTGGCGGCCAGGATATTAATCATCAATGGGACACCAGCGGAAACTATAACTGCCCAGGACAGGTCATCCCCGGTAACTACACCAATTTCGATGCCCGCTATCTGACCAAAACCACACCGATGTCACGCCTTGGTGCACAGGTAGTGGTAGATGTTCCAAACCACGCAACAGTGAGCGCACCGGCTGGATGTGTGCAGTCAGCGGTCAGGTGTGGTAGCGACGGTGCATTAGCAGGTATGGGTTATCGCCCGTTACAGATACTGGTTAATGGTGCCTGGGTAAACGTTCAAAGCCTTTGAGAAAACGAGATGCAACACTATAAAAATTTTACGGTTTATCACCCTGATAAAGTGCCCGCTATGGTACTGGAGCTTCCGAACGGAAGGCCGGGAAAAATTACCTGGCTGCAGGATGAAGACGGGAATGACTGGTATGACGTTCAGCAATATTTTGCCGATGACACCATGAAGCTGCTGTACGAAAAGAATGGTGTGATTTTATGCCATACGATGGATGTGACAGAGCTTAATCCAGTCAATCTCTCTGTCGCGGAGGTGGCTCTAGAGTCAATTCCGGCTGAAGCAGTTGGTAATCTTACTGATGGAACCTGGTGCTATATCGATGGAATTATTCAGGCGAGAGTCTACACAGACGAGGAGTTACAACAGCAGGCTCAGAAGAAGAAAGCTGAGCTTATGGCACAGGCGGGGAAAATCATCTTCCCCCTGACGCTGGCGGTTAAACATGGTATGGCCACCGAAGAAGAAACCTGTCAACTGGAGGCATGGGAGAAGTACAGCGTGCTGCTGAGCCGCATTAACCCGGCAGATGCGCCGGAGATTGAGTGGCCGGTAAAGCCCGTGTGATAAAAAAGGCGGCGTGGAATCACGTCGCCGGATATTATTCAGGAATGTTTTTCTACAGCCACTCCTTTCTGTCCCGTGGCCTATTTTATTTTTATGGCTTCAGGTATTAATTTCACTTGTGTACGTAGCGAGTATCCGCATTAACATTCACGGGGTCAGGGATTTCAGGCGATTGGTCTGTCGCGATATATACGAAACGGATATTTTCCCAGTCCGGCCCTATCACACGAATGACAGGGACAAAGATCTTGCTAATTTTATAAAAATTCTCTTGAGTTTGACGGGTAGATAACAGATCGCCTGTTTTACCCACCATTGTTGTTCCTATTTTTTTAGGTATATAGAAAAAAGCCATAAGTGGAACTTTTGCCGGATCGTATGTTTTCCACCCTTTCACAAGTACTTCATCATAGTTTGTTCCACCATTAAATTCTGCATATCTGTCTTGCATCTGTAATGTTGATTCAAAAGATATGTGATCTTCTTTATTTGTTTTGCCTAGAGTAAAACCACATTTATTATAACTGTCTGGGTTCTCACCGTACTTATTAAAGTAATCAGTTGCAGTGTAAATCTCCATATCTTGACATGTCGGTTTTCCACCTATCTGGCAGCCACTTCCCTCGTTAGGAATTGTGCTAGCATCCGTTGCAAAGGCACATGCAAAATCTGGTTTAAACAATCCAGAATTAGGCGATATTTCTTGTATGAGTTGCGCTGGCCAGAAAATATATCCATTTCCAGTGTATACCGGAGCATATAGAGTTTTTCCGGTTGTCCTTTCAGTCCAGAAAGACATAGAAAGTTTTTTTGTTTCTGGATATGGCTTCGTCCAATAAGGAATATCTTCTACCCGGCCATTTTCAAAGCCACTCAGCATAATCCCCCCACAATAGTATGCTGGACCCTGACACGTAGTTAAGTCTTGATAGTAAAGTTGGGTTAATTCATTTGCGATATACTTGCCGTAATCTTTTTTGTTTACAGTGGCTAATTTATCTGAACAGCCGGAAATTATAAAGATTATACTAACGAAAAACGACAAGAGACTGAGCTTAAAAAAATTAAATAACATTATAAAATGACTCCCTGTGTGATTAATGTTGTTGATACCAAAGAGCTCGCATGAATGGTTTTATACACATTTCACTTCAAGATGCCGGCCTGTACCACTGCCATACGACAGCGTGTCTATAGATTGGCGGTAAGCAACCTGCAACTTGAAGTATCACGGGCATACAACTGTTGATTCGTATCAGTTACGCTAATTTATATTTGCGTGACTGAACGAACACAGCATTCACCAATTATTGTATCGATGAACAGTCAAGATCGTGGTGTTTTTTAAAAATTGCAATGAGCAAATACAAAAATAACTGTAAGACAATGTTCCTGGATGGATGAATTGCTAGCTACCTTGAACGTACATTATGATTCACATGACTGGGGTAAATGAGGCAAGAGGTTTGTCAATTCAACATCTGTGATTTTGAGTATGGTTATCATTAATAAGTTGCCAGTAAAATTACCGGTCATCGATGTCAGTAGCAGTGACTATGTAGTGACACCTGTGTTTTTTAATATAATACGCCCGGAATGATGACCACATTGTTGTCTACTCATAGGCAATTGTCGGCTGTTATTTATTGCATTTAATTTTGCATAGTGCGAAACCTCTTTTTTATCAGTTGCTGCTTAGTGTGGTATTTACTGCAAATAAGTGCGGAAATTTTCGACGCGTTAAAAAACTCTGTAAAATGAGGCAGAGTGCATTATAGACTCCGCTGGAGCGAGCTGTTAGATGCGGCATGGCAACCGATGAAGAAACCGGAGGAATGGGAGGAGTACAGCGTGCTGCACAGCAGGGTTAGCCCGTTGGACACGCTGGAGATAAAGTGGCCGATGAGGCCTGAATGATGAAAACGGTGGCAGAGCGCCGTTTTCATCATTCAGCATCCCTATTAATCTAGACTAAAGTACTGTCAGGAGAGATGTAGTCTATAATTTTGATTAAGGTTTCTCTAACGTCCAGTATGTTGTTGGCTCGTTACGATTAAAAAGTTTAAAAATAACTGAGCCACTGACCTTGTCCACGCTTAAAATATAATCACTGCCGTTGTTGTGAATATATATTGATGCAGAATCCAGGGATGGAGGATTCTTTAGAACGTAATGCAGGACGTATGTATTTTTTTTCCTAATAACAGCTTCGTATTCATCCTGGTCTGATGCGGTAATATTTGGTTGCAAAAACTGACCAGGTCCATCAGTGGTGTGTACCGTACCAACGAAATTACCGTTGTTATCACTAATATGCACCTTCCATTCGTATTTATTATTGCTATATATCAAAGGGAAAGTAGATTGCGAGTCTGTTGCATCACAAGAAAGATAGAGTCCGTTTTTTTCATCTAATTTTAGATAAAGCTTTTCAGGTGACAT